TAACAGAGTAGTTACCAATAGCCCCACTGTGCGAGGTTGAAATGTCGTCTTTGTGTTCATGGCTTGTCAGTGTTTGAAATGTTTGTGAGTGTGGTGCCATCGGTAACTGTCAGACCGTTATGCGGGATCTGAATAACCAACATCGCCACGCCGAACCGCATCGAGAAGATGAACGGCGCACTCGTTCCATCGGCACCATTCCGACTTGTCACCTTTGGCCTCGTTCTCCATCCATGCCATCGCATCTTCCAGCGTAGCGAACACGTAGGCGCTGTTGGAAAGGTCGATGCACAGCTTCCGCACATCGGCATCGGTGGCATCTTCCCACGAATCGCAGCCGGAGCATGATCCGTAGTAGTCGTTGTAGACTGCTACACGCCCATCGGCCAGTTGTACGCAGGTCGCCACTTGACCTTGGTAGTCGCCTTCGTTCCAATGGCCAAGAACCTTTGAGCCTTTGAAGAGCGCCTTCATTTGCTCGTCGTGGCCTCCGGCGTAGCGGCTCATCGGCATGATGGCCTCCCAGTTAATTTGAGCCTGTAGCTCGTTGGTCTGTATGTACTTCATGTTCGTGTTTTTGGTTGTTACTGGCCACTGGCCTAATGCCTGAATACCGAAAAAGCCCCCGCATAACAGCGTGGTTGTAGCCATGCAGAGCCACGGCTACAACCACGCGGCCCGTTATACGGCTGTCGCATCACGTATGAAGATCACGGTCTTCTCGTCCTTGATGGTCTTGACCTTGTGCTGGAACACAGCAAGCGCAGTCAAACAATTAGGATTGTCTTCTGGAATTATGCCGCACTCTTTCATCGCATCGATAACAATTTTTGTTGTACTATAGGCGTTATCAAGATCCATGGGTTGTTTGCAGTAATAGCGATTGAACTCCATGGTGCAGGGTATTGGTGCCTTTAGATTGGCACCAGCTTTCTTCATCCACCATATCCACTTCTCCTTCTCCTTCTTGTACTCGGAGAAGTGCATACGGATAAGACCTTTGGACCCATTGAGTCCGGGGGCAAGTCGGGGTATCTCGATTGTCAGCATTGTTAATCTTCCTTGGGTTCGTCGAACTTGAAGTACTCGCAGATCTGTCCATTGACCGCTGTGTCAATGTGGTCCTTTATCGTGACCTCATGCTCTTCCAGCCATTCCCTGACATTATCAGGCATATCAAGATACTTGAGCGCCCTACGCCATCCATAGTTCACACCGGTCTCTATGCACTCAGAAAGTATCACGTACTCGTTTGCCTTCATTCGGGTTAGGTATTGCGTGTTTGGGTAGGTCGCAGTATCTGCACCTGTACACACGTTCATTTGGCCATGCTGGTCTGCCATGTGTCCCCTTCTCCATCACCCTTCTTATTCCCTTGTCCACATAGGCTGCGTACTCGCCATGACCGTAGCAGTAGCTGCACTTATTCGATGCGCGGTTTGGAGTCATTCATTAAGCGAAGTAACTGTAACTCTTTCTCTGTCAAGGTCAAGCTCTTTGAACAGGGTGTCTATCTCAGGGATGGCCAGCATCCTGTCCACCGGGGATGCAAGTGTAGCAACTTGCCCTGACACCTGCAAAGTTTCTTGTACCTTTTCTTGAGTTTCAGGGAACAGGTCTATCTGCATGGCTGCAATGACATTGACAGGCAGGAGGTAGTCCGCGATGTCCTCCCCATCCTCCGCCCCGATGCACTCAAGGATGTCGCTCACAATACACGACTTGAACAGGGGCTCGAGGTCGATCACCACCTTGCTCCAGTTATCGTACATCCCCCTGTCGGGGAAGAAGGTGACATCCCTCCCGGTGAGGCACATGGACTTCTCCACGCTGATCATGTTCGATCCTCCCGTGGCCAGCCACAGGTACTGCGGGTAGAACCACGAGCAGATGAGCGCGGACTTCTCGCTCTCGACGATGGCCACAGGGCCATGCCAATCCTTGATCAAATGCGTTCCGAAGTACACCTGAGCGCAGCCTAAATCCTCCATGCTCTGGCTGGTGACAACCGTGTGCATCCACATGGCCTTGAGGTCTTTCACCCGCTTCCCATCATCTCCGTATTGGATGATCTTCCCACTGCGCTCCAGCCCGTCCTCCCCGATCTGCCAATACACCATCGCTCCCTCGTACTGCGGGTAGTTCCTGCCCTTTGGGAACGTCCCAACCCGGTAGGTCTCGGCCAGCTTGTTGGGGCCGATGGTCTTCTCCAGCCACACAAGGAAATTGTTCTTGATGTCCTTGTGAGTGTAGGCTACGAACTCCGGTGGGCACCGCCAATCGGTACGCTTGGGAGGAGGAAGAGGGATGGGCTTGAACTCATCTGCTGGCCTGATGAACCCCCCTTCTTTGATGTATTGCGCTGCGGTGTATGAGTAGGAGCAGTTGTTCTCCCTGTCGCACACGCCAACGTGGTCGGGCAGATGCTCTCCTGTCTGCCGGTCGAGGTACAACCTGAACGTACCCCTATGGCCACAGGAAGGACATGGCGTCTTCTTGGTCTTGTGGTCAAGGACGAACCTTGCGCTTGGGTTTCTTAGGGTCATGGCATCAGATCTTGCCCATCAGGTAAAGGGACAAAGCGAACAGCACGGCGTTCGATATGCTGATTTCAGCTTTGCCCTTACGGCGATGAATGACTATCGCCATATTCCAGCACTCTGTAATCCACAAAAGACCTGTAGGTATGGCCACAAGCAGCAGCCCTATTTTGATGACGGTTTCCATTGTTTGTTGTTTTCTTTGTGTTTGCGCTTGCGTATCCTGTCAAGGAACTTCTCGGACTTCTCTGTGTCGGTCCACATACCCAGCAGGAGCAACTGCTGGCAGTCCTTGCTGTCGCACAGAGATAGGCCATGGATTTCCATATCGGGCGTGAGCCTTCTCGTGGCTGGGTTCCCGCAGATGTAGCAGTTCATGGTTCAGTTGGTTTGAAGCCTGCGGCGGCGGCGACATTCAGTAGTTCGTGCATATCTGGCGTCCAATGACCTTCGTCTGCTATCTGCTGAAGCCCATCCACCAGCCGCTCGATCAACTCCGCATCCTTGGCGCGGGCGGCTTCGCATAACCCAACAAAGTAGAGCGCAATTCTATTATCACGACCATCATTGGCGAACAGCGGAGATGCGTCTCCAAATAGCTGTTCATCGGTAAACAACGGTTCTCGTTTGTTGCTCATTGGTCTGTGGGTTTGAATCCAGCGGCGGAGGCGGCGGCAATGGCTGGCTTGGTCAAAGGAGACGGTCCAAGGCTTGGAACAAACTGCTCTGCGTACAGCGCATCAAACAACTGCTGTATCAGCTCCGCATCCTTGACGCGGGCGGATTCGTAAATAGCCTTGGCGTGCTTCAATGCTCGCGCTATTTCGTATCGGATCGGTATTGTGTACATCATTGAATACCGCTCAATCTCATCATCGCTCAACAGCGGTTCACGTTTCCTCTCGTTATACAGACCGCTCTTAGCATCGTCCTTCATCATCTCGCAAAGCAACTTGCGTTGCCTTTCCTTGTCCACCTTGTGGTGCTTCAGGTTGCCGGGGTACTTGTGCAGATGTTCGTCATCTGCGGGGAATCGGTTGCTCATGACGCAAAGCTACTAATTAGTTTGAACCATCAAAATGGGGCTGGTTCATTACCCCCTTGTGTCTGCGACGAAGCTATCTTCCCGGTGTGTGTGAAGGTCTGCGTGGGCAAGTGGTATTCCATCAGGTCGCGGGTGAGGAACCCGTTCCTGCTCTTGACCAACTCGCACCACACTTGCTTGGTCTCCGCCCCCGGGACATAGCCATCAGCTTGGTTCAGCGTGACCATTGTATCGGCATCGTGCTCAAGCTGGGCTGACTCCTTGAAGTCGCTCATCTTCACATCCCCCTCGCTTCTCCTTGCTTGCGACAGAGCCACGATGGGGATGTTGGTATCCTTGGCTGCTTCGGTGATGCACCGGGAGATGTACGCCACCTCCTTGGTCCTGTCCTGACCCTTGCCCTGAAGAATCTGCACGTAGTCGATCATTACCATCTCGCACCCCCACTCGTCCCTCCAACGCTCGATGGTGGGCTTGATCATGTCGGCATGGAAGGCAGATGGTTCGATGCCCCGGATGCGGGAGAGGATTTCCCGGTGCTTGTCCACCGACGCTTGCAGATGCTGACGCTCGGCGTCATTGATCTCTCCCTTCATCACACGCCGGGTGTTGAGCCTTGACATTACGCCTGAAAGTCTGGCCGCGATGGGCTTCCTTCGCATCTCCACCTCGATGATGCCTACGTTATGACCGGCCTTGGCGATGTTGTACATCATGTTCAGGGCGAACGCTGTCTTGCCTCCCCCGCTCCGGCCACCGATGTAGCACACGGTACCCTCGTCGATCTGGAACACCTTGTCCAGAGCGCCCATCCCCGGAACGAAATACTTGACGTTCTGTTGCTGGGTCAGGTCCAGCAGCGCCCCCTCGTAGGTCATCGCCTTGTGGTCGTCGAGCAGGGCTATCTGCCGCTGGAACTCCGACACCTTGGACAGCACTTCACCCATCCGCATCGACCCTTCGTGACCCAGCGCCTTGGCCAACTCCATCCGCAGGGATGTGACCCTGCTGGAGGAAAGGCTCTTGATCAGGAACGGGAGATGGTCGGGCTTGGCCGCCGATTGGATGGCCATGGCCACCAGCCCCTGTGCCGTGCCCTCGTCCATCCCCATCTCCCCCTGAAGGACCACGGTGAGGGTCTCGGGGGACAGGTCGTAGTTCTGCTTATAGAGCGACTTCACCCCTTGGTACAGGGTCTTGCCCCGCTCGGAGGAGAACAGAAGCTCAGGGGCTGAAAAAACCGCCTCGCTGCGGGTGTTGTCCACCAGCATCGCCCCGATGACGGATACTTCAATTGGTTCTACGTTCATTCGTCATAAATGGTTGCCTTGGTTTCCAAGGGGTGACTGTCTCCGATGCTGGTGGTCTGCTGTGCGGGCTGGAAGGAGGGGTACTTGTACTCGGCAGGGTCCACGGGGAAGTGCCAGCCCTTGGCCATGGCGTGTTCAAGGGCCACATAGCATTCCGGGCCTGACTTGAAGTACCTGCTCAAAAGCGTCACCGCTTGCTGTTCGGTGGCTACGGACTTGTACTTGAACTTGTGCTGCGCCCATCTGTATGCCTTGAACTGCTCCCACATCCCTTTGACCTTCTCCCCGGCCCACGATGGGAACGTGATCGGAGCAGGCGCTGGTTCCTTTTCCTTCGGCTCCTTTGCCTTGTGCTGGATAAGACGTGCCATCATCGCCTCGGCAAGGCTGAACGCAGGGCCGACAACGGATGATGGGGACAGGTGGTGTTGTGCCATCCCTTGCATGGCCATCGCAGCAAGGACCAGCTTGGTGTGCTCCGCCCACTCTTCGTCGGACCGGAACTGGTTACGGGGAAGTAGACTCATGGCTTGCTTTTTAGTTGTGGGCCCAGCAGGATTTGAACCTGCGACCAAGGGATTATGAGTCCCCTGCTCTGACCGCTGAGCTATAGGCCCTGTACTTACTTGCCCTTGCGCTTCTTATTAGTTGGTAGTACACCAAGACGACGAAGCTTCTTGGTCGCCCTCAACTTCTCGTTGTACTGATCTTCCACTTCCGGGCGGGTAAAGGAAGCGAATTTCATTGAACTCTCCTTGGGTATTCCCAAAAGATCAAGCGTTCGCTGGAACACCTTGGACAGCACCCCGTCGAACATCACCTTGTCCACGATGATCTTCTTGCCATGGACCACGGTGCTGTGGTTGACAAGGCCGAACCGCTTGGCCACCTCGGTGGTGCTCATGCCGAAATGGTTATACAAAATGTGCATGGCGATATGGCGCGAGTCGCTGAACCGCTGGTATCTGCGCCTGATCATCATTTCCTTTGGCCCGATCCATATCCCGCTCTCGTGGTTGGCAAGGGCTATCGCTGAGAGTACACGTTGGAACGCGAGTTCTTTCCTTCCTGCCGCTGTGTCCATTGCTCTTCTTGTTTTACGAGTTCGTTGAACCTTTCATCGATGGGCTCCCAGCTTGTGGGGACAGCCGTGCTCATCACCTTCAGGCCGCGCTCCCTGAGAAGCTGGCACAGAACCTTGCTCTTTGTTTTGTCGATCATGTGTGCAGTCTTGATTCCTTCATCTCTTGCTCCAGTCCTTTGATCCTCACCGACAGGGCCACAAGGACATCCTTGGCATTGTCCACCCTGTTCTTCAGGGCGCTGTAGGTGATCTTGGTACGCAGCACCTCCTGCCTGAGCTTCTCGGTATCCTCGTCCATCTCCACCATGTCGTTCGCCTTGGTGGCCGACAGCTTGGAGTCACTGGCTTGGAGGGTGAACCGCTCCCGCAGCAGGTGCTTCTCATAGTTCTCCTTGGCCACGAGCATCCTGCCTTCTGCTTTGGCAAGCTGCGTGGACACGGTGTACTTGATTGCGCTGATGTTGGTCTGTATGGAGATGAGATCGCCGGGACTAAGGTCATCCCGGCGGGTCTCATCGATCAGCGCATCCAGCTCCTCGGTGAGCGTCAGGCCCTCCGCCATACCCGGATGTTGTTATCTTCTTGCTTGTACGACAGCTTGATGTCAGGGGCGTATAATCCCTTGGCCCGGCTGATGCACACCACCGACGTGCGGTAGTTGCTCTTGATGGGGAACAGGAAGCTATCTCCCACTTCCATCGCTGCGAACAGCTTGTAGTGCTCGTTCGTGGGGCCGCGCTTGGCCCGCTCAGGCATAGGTACGTTCTTCTCGATCATCGTTGTTTGTTTTCGTTGACTTCGTTCTTGATGTGCGTGATGTTCATCCCATTGTCGCCGACCATGTTGCAGTCCTCCAGCAAACGTATCAATTTATCTGCTGTCTTTCGCGTGACCACGCGGGTGTCGAGCATCCGCATGATGTAGCTGATCTGCCCATCGGTGGCCGTGTCGTCCCACATTACTTCGCCTTGGTGCAGACGATGGTCTCGTCCCCGGCGATGTAGCCAGCGGGCTCGATCAGTTGGCCGTTCTCGTCAGCGATGCTGGCCCCTGTCTTGTACGCGGCCTGAGCCAGCGCCTCGACAGCCTTCAGCTTTGCTTGGAGTTCGGTGTGCAGGGTGACGCTGGTGTACTTCCACCGACCGGCTCCCGCCTTGGTGGTCATTACATACCCCTCCTTCTCCACCCCTTCCTTGCCATACTTGGCCACCTCGCTCACTGCCACGGTCTTGACCAATTCGATGCACTCGTCCAGCGCCTTGCGAAGGGAGTACAGCTTGGCGTAGGTGTCAGCAGGGTCGGCGTTACCTTCTACTGCCTTGGTTGCAAGGTCGTAGATTGCTTGTTTCATTTCCATGGCTCAGAAGGGAAGGTCGTTGTCAACATCATCGGCCACAACCGGGTCTCCTTGGGCACCACCGATGGCCGTATCGGCTGCTTGGAGTTTGCTGGCAATCTTCTGCATGACGCCGATCAGGTGCTGGTCGCGCTCTTCGAAGTCCCACACGTCCTTGCCATTGACGCGCACCTTGCGGCCCTGCGGCAGTTCGCCGGGGTTGTTCTTGTCCCACGCCGGAGCCACCTTCACGCCTGATTGTAGCGCGTTCAGGCCGATGATGCGCTTGCCTTCCTTGTCGGTGAAGTCGTAGGGGACAATGCGAACGGGCTCGCCCAGCTTGATGTTGGGCAGGCGCAGCATGAAGGAGGACCAGTAGCGCGACCCCTCCCTGATCTCCACGTTGTAGTTCTCGCCCACGTCACTCAGCCGGACGATGAGGGATTTCATCACCTCGCCCTTGTACTCCCGCTCCTTGCGGTAGATGCTGGTGATCATCCCCTCGACGTAGTCATCCTTGCGCTCCCACACGGTGCGCCCGTCGGGGTGTTCATCGCTGGGCTTGGTGGTGCGTGACTCTGCGCCGGGCGTGTTCGCCTCGACGGTCTCGACCACCTTGCCGTCTGCCAAGCGCAGGAATACCGCGCCGCTCTCTGTGTTCTTAGTTCCTCGTGCCATCTTCTTTGTTGTTTTGAGTTGTTTTGTTATCCGTTGCCGTCGCCGTAGCCGGAGCCGCTGCCGGAGCCGTAGCCGTCGCCGTAGCCGTCGCCGTTGCTAGAGCCGTCGCCGTAGCCCCAGCCGCCGCCGTAGCCGTCGCCCCAGCCGTAGCCGTCGCCGTAGCCGCCGCCGTAGCCGCCGCCGCCGCTGCCGGAGCCGCTGCCGTTGCCGCTGCCGTCATGTATGGTGGCGCTCATTGCTCGGTGGTGCTGAGGTTCACGCCCTTGCTGACTGGGATGATTTCAATAGCCTCGGTCAGTAGGATTTCAGGCACCGCCACGCTGATGCGGCTGTTGCCCCGGTCCACGCCTTTGGTGGCCACAGCGGAGAGGGTGAACGCCCCGGCCCACGACCACAGGCGGCGGGCGTTCGTCAGCGTCACCTCCTTGCCGTTGCGCTCTTTGAGCGTTCCGATATGTACACCGGCGCTGTAGGTGCGGACGATTACCTCGCCACTGCTGGGGGTCTGTGCTGTGTAGGTCACCCCGTCGATGATCACTTGCTTGCTCATGTTACTACGTGTTGTTTGTTGTTTGCCTGCCGTTTATGGCCGCAGGCAACGCCTGTCTTATCCTTTGCCGCCGCCGTAGCCGGAGCCGGAGCTGCTGCCGTAGCCGTCGCCGTAGCCGCCGCCGCCGCTGCCGGAGCCGCTGCCGTTGCCGCTGCCGTCGCCGTAGCCGTCGCCGCTGCCCCAGCCGTAGCCGCTGCCGTAGCCGGAGCCGCTGCCGTAGCCGCTGCCGTTGCCGTCGCCGCTGCCCCAGCCGTAGCCGCCGCCCCAGCCGTAGCCGCCGCCGTAGCCGTCGCCGTGGCCGGAACCGTAGCCGCCGCCGTCATGTATAGTTGTGCTCATTGCTCCGTGGTGTCTTTGCCTTGGGTCTTGTCCACCAATTCATACCAGTGGTGGTATCCGGGGAAGAGTTCATTGGATTGCTTGCAGATCTTGTAGGCGGCGTCTTCCTTCGCCACCACACGACCTTCGCCCTGATCGTCGGGCTTGCGTTTGTTCCTGTAGAAGAGTTTGTATGTCATTGCCTTGCTTTGATCAGTTTCTCTCGTGCTTGCTCCAACCGCTCAACGTGGCCCCTATCACCGGGGTACACCTTGTAGCACAGGATGCGGCGGAACTTCTGCGCTTCATCTTTGAGGGTCGGGTCGATTGCCCATAGCTGGGCGAGGGGCTGCGGGCCTAAGCCTGATCGCAGCGCCCTCACCCGGTGGGTCAGCATCTCGTCGTACTTCTTGGTGCTCATGTCGGGGACCAAGGTACGAAATAGTTGTCACTTCGCAACAGCGTTGTTGTGATACATCCAATCAAGGTAGTCCTCGTAGGATGTCTCTGTGGTACCATCGACCTTGGGCGGGTCGATCTCATTGGCCAGCCTGATTGTCTCCCTTGCCAGTTCCCGCAACCCCGCTGCGTTCAGGTATAGGGAGGTGCGACCAATAGCACCAACAGTGACGATCGAGATGGTCATGAATGCGCTGCTCTTGTCTTGATTCAGGGAGATGGCGATGTCGGATTCGCTGTTGGTCCCTTTGATGAACTTGGTTTCCATTGTCTTGTTTGTTTTGAGTTAGACATACCCAGCCCTATGCCCATGCATTGGGGGACGTGCGTCTTAGCGCACTCTTCAGCCGTGAGGCTTGCAGGTGGGAGAACCACCATCCACCCTGAGGACCGCATCGCCCATTACGATGCCTGACCAACGTGCTGTGATACTCTCACGAGCATGGGCACCCTGTTGTCGGCTGGTCGGACAGCGCAGGGGTTTGTGACGTTGGACGCCTCGGTGTGCTGACCTTTTATCTCACCCATCCGGGCGCGGTGGTCAGGGGAACCGCTATGTACACTCGGAAAGAACGAAGCCGGGGAGTTGGTCGCTCAACTCTACCCGGCTTCTTGTTCCGGTGGGCAAACACCGAAGGGGGGCCTTAGCAAAAGTCAGCGAGCGACCACCGACCATGCAAACATAGTCATTCTTTCGTTGCTTCGACAGCCTGTGGATAATTTTCCACGGCCTTCACTGCTGTATCGAAGCTGAACGCCAGCTTACTCAGGTCGTCAGCAGACAGCGGGATGCATATGTTCCCGTTGGCGAAGTGGACGTGGAGGTAGATGTTGTCCCCCTCATACTGGGGGAGGGAAATGTTGATGCTGGACCCGAAGGTCGAGAGAGGGGTGCCGATGCGGTTAATCATGGGTGTTGTTTTTTGGTTGTGCCCCCGGCCCGTGTTGACCGGGGGCTGGTTGGTATCAGATGCGTCCTTGCCGTTCCAGTTCTTCAATGGTGGTCACCTTGCGGTTCTCCAGTGCTTTGATGACGCGCAGGACGCGTTCGTGGGTGGCAGACTCCTCGTATGGAATTGCCACCAAGGTGGAAGGCCACGTAGTTGACAGGCACTTGTCAAGGTGCTGAAGAAGGTCGATGATCTGTTGGTCGTTCATGGTTGTTTGTTGGTGTTGTAACGTACAATGGAGAGGAACAGGATGGCAGCGGCCATCGTTACTGCGTACCCGATGAAGACGATGTTCATGGTTTGGTTGCTTTGGCGCGGGCGTTGAGAGCGTCCCGGTACACATCTGAGTATGGGTCCACATACTTTCCTTCGTAAATGGCTACAATCAGTGCGTCAAGGGCGGCGAGGAGGTCAGGGGCGGCGGCGATGAGGCGGGCGTTGGCTTCTTCGACATCGCTGGTGGTTTCGTGCCGCAGTTCATAAGCGGCAGCCACAACCATTCCGCCGCTGTTTGCAATCGTTCCGTCTTCTTCATTCCGGTGCCAAGGTCCGGGGGTGTGCTTCGTGTTCATGGTGTTGTTGGTGTTGGTTCTCCAGTCGTTGAGAGTTGGGTCAAACTTTGAGAGGTATGCCATCGTGCTTGGGTGTTGTGCCCCCGGCCCGTGTTGACCGGGGGCTGTATCCGTAAATATCCGTAATCAGGCGACAACGTACTGCTTGGCGGTGTGCTGCTCGATCCAGTTCATGACAGCGTCATAGGCCACGAGGTTGAGGTCATAGCCAGCGCCGTTCATCAGGTAGTCCATCTTCTCCGCCTTGGGGGCAGCGATGTGGTTGGTGTAGCGGGTCACGCCATTGAACAGGCCCCACAGGGTCGGCCCCTCATCCACGAACTCACGCTCGATGGCGCTGTTGAGCGACACCAGTTGATTGGTACGGCGCGTGGACAGCTTCTCGTTCTCATCGGCACCGAACCCCTTCTTGATGATGTCCAGCAGGATGCGGCGCACCATCCCCTCTTCAACGGTGACATCTGCCATGCGCTTGTAGTTGTCGATAAGCTTCTGCTCGTTGGTCATCGCGTCACGCAACTCCTTCATGGCTGCTTCGATACGGGCCTTGGCGCTGGCCGTGTGCAGGAAGCGGGTGAGGCCACCGGACTTGTAGGCCATGTGGAACGTGTTCTCGCAGATGACCACGGTGTTGGTGCTGCCGAATGCGATGGCGGTGGTCCCATCATGGCTGTTGAGGGCAGTGATGTAACGCTTGACGCCCGACCGACCGATGTACTCGTCGGTCAATTGCGCTTGAATGTACACCCGCTGCCCACCACGCAGCGAACCACCACGCTTGGCCTCGATGCCCACGCCCTCACAGGCGTCGATGATGGTCTCGGCGAGGTCGCTGTTCTGCATGGGCGTGTAGCGCGGGCCGACCGTGCCCAGCCACCCGCCTGAATCATTGCGGAAGATGCCGTAGCTGTCGGTCTTCTGCCCATCGGGGCCGACAAGGGGAAGCTTGTTCACGGTCCAGTTGAGGCCGGTGTTCTCAAGGAGGTCGAAGGTTTGCTCGTAGGTCGTCATGTTACTGAGTTGTTTGTTTTGTTTTGCGGTGCGAAGATATGCAACTTCCAACAAGTTAGCACCAATACTTGCTGAAAGTTTTTGTGAGTCTACTTGCGCTTGAGGTTCTTGACGTAGATGCGGCGCACCTCCTGCGCCTCGGATGCCACCCGGTCGGCCATCTTCATGGTAGGCTTGCTGGCGCACCAATCCCATCGCCACCCGTAGCGGCGGATGATGCCCTGCCGTTGGGCTGCTGCGATGGTGGACTGCCCCAGTCTGTAGTGCATTGCTGTGTAGACAGCGCGGGGCATATCGTCACCTTCGACGATGATGGCGCGGTGGATGTCGTGCAGGAACTCGAGCGTCCTGCTGGTCTCGGTGTTACGTTCGATGATACGCATGGTCAGTTGAGGTTGATGGATTCGTTCACGATGCGCTGGACGGCGTCCTGCGCCAGTTGCTCGGCACCCGGCCCGCTGTATCCCTTCATGCCGGGGACGTACTGACCTTCGTCAAGGTCGAACAGGCGCAGGATGTAGATGCCGTTGTCGTGGGTGAGATGCAACTGCATCTCATCGCCGAGGGGATAGATGGTCGTCATGCTGTTTTGGATGTTATGCCCCCGGCCAATTACCGGAGGCTGGTCAGTGTTAATCGAGGCGGCTATCGACGTATGCTTCGATGCCGTGGTCGCGCAGCACCTGTGCGTAGGCGTTGGCCCAAGCTTCCTTGCGCTCCATGGATTGGGTCAAGAGGTTGGGGTAGATCGTGTAGCCACCCAATGCGCTGGGACGAGCCACGCCTGATTCTTTGGCCCACCGTGCGAACGCCCCGCGCCCTTTGATCTTGACCCACGCGAACCCGCAGGGTCCGTCTGCCACGTAGTACGTGGGCTTGGTCCGGTCGATGTCATTGCCCCAAGGGGTGGAGGGGGAGCCCACGACCATTGGCGTGGGGATGCAGGTATCTGCTGCTGCGATGGCCGCGAACATGGCTTTTTCGTGAATCTGCTTGGCTTCCATGGTGCTTTTGTTTTGGATGTGCAAATGTCAACGTTTGCCGACAATTGTGCAAGCTAAAGTTATTAACGGGTTAGCGGTGACGGCGATTGAGGATGCGCTTGGCCTTGCGACAGGAGGTGAACTTCTTCTTCTTCTTGCTGACGCCGTAGGTGTGGCGGCGTTTGCCGGGGTCGCTCTCGGCGTGGATGTCAGGTGCGCTGATGAGCAGGGCGAGGACGAGGAACAGGTACTTCATGGGTCTTAGAGTTTGATGGTTTGGATGTCTTGTTGCACGAGTTGCTGGCACTGGGCCGGGAGTTCTTTGAAGGTGATCTCTTTGCCGAGGTGCTTGCCTGCCATGGCCTCGCACCACTGGCCGAAGCCCAGCGGGTGGAACGGTCGTTCGCTCATTCCCCGGGCGCTGTAGGTCTTGTCTGTTATGGGGTCGTCCATGTAGACCACGGTGTAGCGGTCGAAGGTCTGCCCTTCGTTGTCGTAGATGCGGATGTTCATTGGTTCAGGAGGTTGATGATGATGTTGGTGAAACCGTATGCCACCATGATGGCGGCGAGGGTGAACCCTGTCTTGATCAGGAGGCGTTCGTGCTTGGTCATTGGGTGATCTTTACGTTGCAGTAGAGGTATTGTCCGGAGCAGAAGGTGATGGGGACGTACTTGCGGCCCTTGGCCATGGTCAGGTCCCCCTTCTTGTCCAGCTTGAACAACTGGTGCCCGCTGGCCTCCCACGAGGCGGCGGTGGAGGGAGTGACCTTGATGGCCTTCAGGGCCGTGGCCACGTAGACGGTACGGCCATCGGCTAGTGCTTTGGTGATGTCTTCGAGGAGTTGTTCTGCGAGGGTCATGGTGCTCAGGTGTTATGCCCCCGGCGGTGTTGCCGGGGGCGGTGTTGATTTACTTGTAGTCCTCTTCGGTGTAGTTTGCCATTTCTTCGCCGATGCGGTCGGCCACCCCGCTATCGAATGCGTCCCACCCGTACTCGCTTCCCAGCACCTCGTCGCTGTTGATCTCGTGAGCGGTGCGCTCAAAGGGCGAGTAGTCGCGGGAGTGCTGCTCTGCCGCGTAGCAGAGCAGTGCGTGGTACTCCTTGGCGTTATGATCGGTCACGACCTTGCCAAGGCCGATGTAGTCAACGCTGCGGTCGATGCGGTCACCGATGCGTGGCACATTGTGGCAGGCTATGCCGTTGGCGTGGCGGTGGCCCATATGGTAATACTTCTCGTACAGGGCGGCTTCTGCTGGGGTGAGTTCAAGGTGCTGGGGAACGATCTGCTTGCTCATGGTATTGAGTTTTGGAGTTGATGGCGCGGGCCACGCCTGAATGTTATGCCCATTGGCCGTGGCCACCCATCGAAGGGGGGCGCGGTGGCGGTCCACCTCACGGGCTTGGCATCAGAGGCAGGGGATGCCGTGGTTGTAGTTCTCAGCGGTCAAGGTCTTGTCGCTGACGTACAGGGCACATCCACGGGGGTCTGTCTGCACGTAGTAGTTCAGGCCAAGTTCCTTGCAGATGGCCTGCACCCGCTTGATGGCCGGGTCGTAGGTGTTCCGCATCGGCCAGCCTTGAGGCTGCACCCAGCCCTTGCTGGTCATACGTCCAGCGGGGCGGAACAGGTGGTAGGTGTTGCCATCGGGGCCAACCGCCTCTTCGATGTGTCCGGCATCGGTCCCGCACTCCAGTTCGTGCCAGCGGTGCAGGGCCATCTGCGCCCGGCGCAGGACGTTGGCCGGGTCGCTGAGGTCGAAGGTGCTGATGCGGTCACGCTTGGGGTCGATGTGGTCGGCGATGCGCGTGGCGAGGGCGAGGTCTTTCTGTGCTGCTTTCATGGGTGTTGAGTTGTTTGAAGTTAGTAATCACTGTCGGGGTTCTCGGGGTCGTAGCCGGGGTAGAACATACCCTCGGGGATGCTGCCATCTTTTTGGAGGCGGTCGATGAAGTTGTTGAAGGCTTCGTCCTCGGCTGCGGTGTCGATGCTGGTGGACCCGTTGGGCCGCACCGTTACGAACCAATGCCCTTCGCTTTCCATCAGTTCGCTCCAAGCCTCACGAACTTGCTCTTCGGTGACGTACAGGTATTTTCTCATGGTGTTGGGTGTTTAGGTGTTGGAGGCCAAGATGTCAGGTGTCCCACACGTTGTGCGCCCTTCGGGGCCTGTGGCGGGCAGTGGTCGTCTGCCGTTGACGGTGCAAATATGGGGGCATCAATTTTCGATATGCAAATCTGAGAACCCCAGCATTGACGCGGGTTCCAGAAGGTCGCCATTTTGTAACTGCTTGACGCACAGTGCATTACAAACGTGCAACACAGGACGTAAAAATAAGTGTCCAGCAAACGGATAACGCTTGCTAACTCGCTGGTGATCAGCACCTTGCCTACCAAAAATTAAGTGTCCAACAAACGCCTCTCGCGTGTGTATGTACCGCTCGGTGGTGGTTCATAGGTGGTGGAAGAGGGGGGAGGGTTGTTCCCCTGCCCTTCCTTCCCTCCCCTCCCCTCCTCAGGCTCTTCTTCCACTCCACCTTCTCCCAGATCAGGGATGGCGGAAAAGACCCTTTTCCAGATCACAAGGTAGGCGGTCACCCGGTGCGCCAAAAATGGTGCGCGGTGCCATGCTCGGCCCGGTGATGGATTGCGACCAGCAGGCCGGGTCCCCTTTGCGTTTCCGGGCGGCGATGGGGCGAGGACCGTTCTCCCTGCGCAGAGGGGGAGGGGTGGGTTGAGGGGGGTCACTCCCTTGTGTGCGGATTCTTTTAGTTAGGAGTGTTTAAGTGATAAGGTACCCTATTGGAGGCCCATAATCTGCGTTCTGATGCGTTTTCTCCTATTGGATGGGGGTAGGGGTAGTTTGGGAGGGAGATAGGGGCGTAGGGCGAGGATTTTTGTTTTTGGAGGTGTGGGGATGGTACTATTATGTTTGCACCTATGAAGAACAGGGTGACAAGGCGTAGGGAGAGTCTCTACACGGTGGAGGAGATGGCCAAGGAGATGGGGGTGGGGGTAGATGTGGTCCACCGGCTGGAGGAGGACTTCTTTACTCCAGAGCAGAGGGCATATCTGAACGTGGTCAGGTATGAGGTGGGGTTCTATCCCCGTAGGAAGAAAAGTAGGGCCAACAGGGAGAGTAGTGGCGACTCTTTCTTGGAAGGTAAGAAGTAGTTGGTACTACTTGTGGTCTTCGAGGGACATGATGCTGTCCACGATGTAGACCAGAAGGGCGAACGCACACAAGACGTAGATGATCTCTCCCATGTCAGCGGGGTAGTGTGGACATCAGGCGGAACACGTGGGCCATGTCGGCGTCTTGTTCGCTGATACGGCCACTGATGTACTTAATCTGCTCTTCGTGGCGGGCGAGGGCCATCTCGAGCTTCTCTATCGTGGTCACAAGCTTCTCTACGCTTTCTGCCATTGGCTTGACGTAGTTCTCGACGTAGTCGCGCAGACCCTCAAGGTCTTGGTTCAAGTTTTCGTCCACGATGGTAAGTTGTTGGTTTTCAGAGAGTTGTGATATATTTGTCCCGGCTGTCTGAGGGCATAGTGCCGTGGGATGTCCACGGACGGGTTTATGCTTGTACCTCAGTAAACACCTCGGCAGCTTATTTTTTCTTCGTGGGCTTCTTGGGCACGCAGTTGGGAACGCTCTTCCCATTCTTCTTTTTGGTACCAACCATCTCGTACCCTTTCCAGCACGCAGTTGGTTTGCTTTGCTTTTTCATTTGTTCGTGGTCGTTTTTTTTGAAAAGGCCGAAAGCTGAATGACTTTTTTGTCCACGGTGATCGGTCTCTGGTCCCTCTCAAGCAACATCTGGCCACATCCACAGTCACACTTCATGGTGAGTCTTTGTGCTATCCAGATGGCCTTTCTTTCTCTTTTTACCTGTGACCGTGATTTCTCCTTATCAAGGCAGCCCTTGAGAAGTTCATCCTGTCGAACTTGGAACTCCACTTGGACTTGTTTTTTTTGTTGTGCTCTACAACATCATTCCAACTCGGCTTCTGCTTCTTCATCAGGAGCATCGCCTCGTCAGCATCGTCTGTGTAAAGATACACACTACTGTCTTTGGGTAGTTTGTTAAGTAGTACTGGCTGTTCAGCATTGTTCAACCATACCACATAATACTTAGTTGTATTCAACTTACTACTTGTTTTTTTTTACTCTTCTCGCCCCACACCCCCCACTGCTTAAAGAAAGAAAGAGAGAAAAGCGAGAGAAGGAAAAGAAGTCCCCCAGAACATAAAGGAAGAGAGGGAAAAGAGAGAAAGAAAGAAAAGGCCCCCCACGAAAAGTCTTTCTCTCATCCCTCAAGGGATATTTACGTGATCCAAGCAGCACCTGCTGCAAGTTGTCCCTTTGGTTACCCCGCCTATGGCTACTAGCGAGGGAGAGTGCTTGTGGCTCACATGACCTTCTCAGTGGGGCAAACATACAACATCCGATGGAACTTTCGACGTGGACGACAAAAAAGTTTCTAAGACCATACATTTACCCCTGTGGAACAGGAGGTTGAGTACTTCTACTACTCTGATGGTATCTTTGTGTCCATCGTCGGAGGGGACTACTCCTTCATCTACTGCATGAACTAGTATGACCGCAGTCTTCACCAACTCCAAGGTCACCTTCGACGTAGGGTCGTTCGTTGTCACCATTCTGGGTACTGACATGACCCGGGTGTGGTATGAGCTCAAGCGCGAGGGGGACCAGAACTACTACGTGGTCTATGTCGCACGCAAGAGCGCGGATACCTTCCAGCTTGACCTTCGCTCGGGCATAGAGAACCAGAAGGGGTGGACCAACGACCTGTTCGGCGCCAAGCAGTGCGTGGACGACATCTCCGCCATTGCAGGGGAGTGCTGCAACCCGTTCGATGGGCTAATCGTTCAGGGGATACAAGGGATACAAGGTGCTCAGGGTGTTCAGGGTACCATCGGCACCGGCGGTGCGCTAGGTTACTACGGGGTGTTCTACGACATCACCGACCAGACCGCTGCTGTGGCCAATACAGGGTACCCCATGAAGCTGGGTACCACAGCAGAGGCCAACGGTATATCCATCACCAACAACGGACTTGGCCAGCCTACCCAGATCACCTTCGCCAACGCTGGGACATACGACATCCAGTTCTCTGCCCAGTTCGCCAACTCGCATAGCGCGGAGGAGGTCATCGACATCTGGTTCAAGAAGAACAACGTCAACGTCCCCGACAGCGACAGCCAGATAACCATCCCCAAGAGGCAGTCTGGTGTGGACGGTTATGCCCTCCCGGCGTGGAACTACATGGCGACATTCACCGCCGGTGATGTGCTTGAGATCTACTGGGCAGTAACAGATACAAGGGTGTCCATGCACCACGAGGTGGCCAATGCTGTCCACCCGGCTATTCCCAGCGTCATCGTCACCGTGGCCCAAGTGATGTACACCCAAGCTGGCCCGCAAGGCACGCAGGGGATACAGGGGATACAGGGGGTGCAGGGCATACAAGGAACTACAGCAGCACAGGGCGCGACCGGCATTCAGGGCTTTACTGGTGCTCAGGGTCTTCAGGGACCGCAAGGAACCGATGGTCTTATTGGCGCGACCGGACCTCAGGGAACGCAAGGGTTGCAGGGTCTCACAGGTGCAACTGGGGCTACAGGCGCTCAGGGAACGCAAGGGCTGCAAGGTCTGACCGGCTCAACCGGGGCTACTGGAGCGCAGGGTACGCAGGGTTTGCAGGGAACAACTGGTATCACCGGCCCTACTGGTCTTCAGGGAACTCAAGGAATACAAGGCACATCGGGCGCTGTTTACACAAGCACCGATCTTAATTATACCGGCGGAAACCAAGCCACTACGTCCACGTCCGTGGCCAACGTGCATACCAGTGCTGCATTTACTGGAATAGCATCCGGAAGATATACGTTTGAATTTGCAATAACGTATAATGCGGCAGCAACATCAACTGGCTCTTTGTTTGTTTTGCAAGGAGCAAATGGCACATATTTGACATACACAACAAATTATCAAACTTTGGCGGCGGATGGATCGTCGACCGCCGTCATTGGTTTGAGTCCCGCTGCTATTGCTACGGCGAGCAGCAGGGCAACTACTAACAACTACGCAATTGTGCAGGGCAATTTTTACTCAAGCGGTTCGGGGTCTTTGACACTGCAATTTGCAACAGAGGTTGCTGGTAGTGCAATTACGGCTACAGCCATTGTTGGCTGGATACGTCAATATCAATAAAATGGAGATCAACTTTAACCTACGGCCTGATCTTCTTGTGGTCGATACCAAGGATGTGTTGAATTTTAACGGTCAGCCAAGGGTGAGGTTTGGCATTGTGTTCAAGGAACAGGATTACATTGCAGACCTGTCGCCAGATGATGAGCTAAGTGGAACATCTGTAATAGAGCAGGTAGGCCCTCAGATCTACTTCAATGAACTGAACGACCTTCTCAAAACAACATATCGCTCTCAAATGCAGGATTGGTACACCCAGCATACGTCTCAGTAAACAAGTACTTATGTCTGAAACACTTGCAAGCATTGCCCTTCGTTCGGGCGGTGCGGTAGCTCCGCTTGTCATCCCGCATTCGCTGACCGGCGGAACGGGATTGTGCAACCCGTCCATCATCGTGGACAACGACAAAATACTTGTCAATGTGCGCCACGTCCAGTACACCATCTACCACAGCGAGAAGGACCAAAAGTTCCCATCGTGGTATGGCCCGCTCATCTACCTTCACCCGGAAGACGACCTGACGCTCAGGACCGAGAACTACATCTGTGGGCTGAACGACGACTTGAGCATCAACACGATCGACAAAGTTGAGATGCTCCAATTGCATCAACCACAATGGTCGTTCGTTGGACTTGAGGATGCTAGGTTGGTCAGGTGGGACGACAAGCTATTCCTCACCGGCGTCCGCAGGGACACCACATCCAACGGGCAGGGCAGGATGGAGCTTTCCGAGCTTGGCGGCCACAAGGAGATCAGCAGGGTTCGCGTACACCCACCCGACCACAATAGCTACTGCGAGAAGAACTGGATGCCCATCATTGATCGACCGTTCCACTACGTCAAGTGGACCAATCCAACCGAGGTGGTCAGGGTCGAAGGAGAACGGGCGTGGACCGAGTCCACAGAGAAGTCGCTCATCCCGTTCCCGAGGGACATCCGTGGCGGGTCTCAGCTTATCCCGTACAAGGGCGGGTATTTAGCCATCACGCATGAGGTTGACTTTTGGTATGGCGAGGGAGGACACAAAGACGCCCAGTACTACCACAGGTTCGTGGTCTGGGATGACAGGCTACAGGTCATCCAAGCCAGCAAAGAGTTCAAGTTCATGGACGCACGCATAGAGTTCTGTTGTGGACTTGCTGAAAAGGGAGATGACTATCTGATCACCTTCGGCTACCAAGACAACGCTGCGTTCATTATGCGTATCTCCAAACAAGCAGTAGATGAATTCATCAACGGATAAGCTCAATAACTACATCCTCAACCCCAATGACCCCGTGGCCAACTACGAGCTTGGGATGTGGTATCACCACCAACAACAGTACGGGGGGTCGTTGTCTTTCTTCCTTCGCACGGCAGAACTTACTGATGATCAAGACCTAGCATACAAATGCTTGTTGCTCAACGCCCTGAACTTCAGAAAGCAGGGGAAGAGGAACGGGTCGCAGAAGAATCAATTGCTTCATGCCATCACCCTTCTCCCCGACAGGCCGGAGGCGTACTTTCTGCTCAGCAGGTTCTACGAGGAGACCAAAAGCTGGCATGAGAGCTACGCCATAGCCAGCATTGCATTGCAGCGGTTCGATGACACAGAACCAAGCCACGAACTTGACTACCCGGGGAGGTTCGGTTTCATGTACCAAAAAGCTATTGCCTCTTGGTGGATGTGCAAGTTCGAGGAAAGCAAGAACTTGTTCTCCAGCCTTCTGTGCAATGTGCCAATGCCCGACGAGTACGTAAAATCGTGCCGAGACAACCTCATGAAGATCACGGGCAAGGCATTTGTTCCATAAATTAGCGGTCTATTATACCCGGCCAAATGATCGACGTTGCGAAAGACTATGGGCTCACACAGCGCCCCCTGTCGTCTCAGAACAACATTGAGACCATCGCGTCCCTTGGCTACGGCATCTCGTTCGTTCAGGACAGGTTCCCAAACACCTATGAGATGCTCTCCCAGCCCAACCCCTTGGGTCTTGGCTGGAACAACACCGACATCCTCAACGGAACGTACGAGTGGTTCTGTTTCCAAGAGGCTGCCCTGCGCTGCATCACCGGAACGTGGCCGCTTATCGACACCACCCAGAACCGTACCAGCGTAAAGATCCCCGCCGGTCGCTGGTGGCTGAACCGCGAGGTGCGCTGGTCCCTTGGCGTGATCGAAGGGGATGGTTCGACGAATGACACCTATGCCAACGGAGGAACCAGCATCTACCGCACGGACACCAACTGGAAGAGCCTGTACGGCCCCGGCCAAGGCGTGACCAAGATGGCGTTCTCCAACTGGGCCTATGCCGGTGAGGATGGGTCCATGAACACGCTCTGCCCCCGATTCGCCCCGGTGACCGTGGGTTCAAGCTGGGCGCACTCCCTTGTGTTCCGGCAGTTTCGATTCTTCGGGACGGCTGGTACGTGGTACGACCCCACCAAGCAGGAGGTCGCGGTGATGATGTCGTCCCCCGGGGAGCAGTCGGCCATCGAGCGTTGCTACTTTGAGCGCCACAATGACTTTGGTGTGTTGATCGACGGCACCCCTGCCCCGTTCGTGATGTACCACAACAGCGGGTTCTACAACAACGTGGCCCAAATTGGTGTTCGCGGTTGCGGGACGGCGGACATTGCCATCTACACGCAGTCGGGCGACTACAACCCGTACATGATCTATATGTTCCGTCAGGGCTTCACCGGCCCCAACGGAGACCCGAACTTCTGGCCCTACTACTACGACGGTAACCCGGGAGGCATGATCACCCTTACAGGCCACAAGCTTGAAGCGTTCTGCTGCGGGACCGATCCCGGGTATTCGCTCTGCGTGCCCAACGCCAGCGAGGGTAAGGGCCAGATGCTTGCGCGTTTGTCCGGTCGATTCTCCTTTACTGTCATTGGTGGAACCTCCTTTGCCCACGGTGGCAAAGTGGACAGCATGGTGGAAGTGAAGGATGACTTCTACGACCCGGACTGCGGCAATGGCACTACGGGCATCCCGCTCACCGGCTCCAGCATCCGCATGATCGGCACCTACCTGAAGCGATACAAGCATTGGCTACATACGGGATATAGTCCGCTTGGTGGCGACCGTAAGTTCGAGTGTTACGATACCGTGGTTGACCCAAGCTGGGACAACGACAACTACTATGGGGATATGTACTGGAACGCACAGAACATGACCAGTTGTATTGACCCCATGCGTCAGGTCAGCTACCCTGTTATCACAGGCGTGTGGCCCGGACGCCAGCCGTTCATCAACAACACCTATGGGAACACTTGGAATCAGACTACTGGCCCCAACGGTGTTTTCCCAACCACGGGTATCAACGTGTTTGACGGAACCAATATGTGATCATGGCAAAGCAAGTGAACCTCCGCAAAGAGCACAAGAACCCCAAGGGCGGATTGTCCGCTGCCGGTCGCGCCAAGTACAACCGCGAGACCGGGAGCAACCTGAAGGCTCCGGTCAAAGGAGCGCCTTCCAGCCCCGAGCAGATGCGCCGCAAGGGTTCGTTCCTTGTCCGCATGGGTTCTGCCGCTGGCCCGCTGATGAAGGATGGCAAGAAGACCCGATTGAAGCTCTCGCTTGAAGCTTGGGGTCACCATGGAGACAAGGCATCCGCCGTGGCCAAAGGCAAGCGGATGCTCGCACGATACAAAGGCAAAAAGAAAGACTGATGACAAACAACCCCAAACGAAAGAAGCTGTCCATCCTCGCGGAGCAGCTTCGCAAGCACGCCAAGGCAAGCAACCTTCAGGTGTTCATTATTCACGACGGTGACGAACCCGGGATGGCCAAGGCGCTTGGCAACTACGGAGAGGCAATGGTGCAAACCGTCGTCGCCCACATGGCCATGAACCACCCGGAGATCTTCTCCAGCACCATTGAGATGATCAACAAGCTGGCGGAGGCGCAAAAGCCGGAGGAGCCCAAGGCGGAGGAGAAGGCTGAAGAGACGCCCTCCCTCATCGTGGTCCCTTGATACACGAGCTCAAGCAGATACTGTGGGTCTCCACCGAGCTTGGTGAGGGGATAGTGATCTGCTTGATAGACTACGGCCCACAGGCCAACAGCGTGTTCATGGTCGGGCTGGAAAGCGGGGAAATAAAGTTCTTCGACACCAACCAAGTGAGGATGTGTTCCAACCACACCCTTGGTATCAATACGAAGAGTTGATCTCTCGTCTGGTCTCGTTCACTTTCTTCTTGATGGACTGACACGCACGCATCAGTTCGTCCAGCCTGCGGTTCACCAGCATTCCGAACCTTGAGTCGCCCTCGGACTCAAATCGGGTTATCGCTTTGTTGACCTCGACCACGGATTGAACGATTTTGTCAAAGTCCTCTCGTATCTCGGTGAATGCTTCTTTCATACTACAAAGCTATTGAAAGCAAGAAGCCCCCTTTCGGGGGCCTCTGCATATCAAGAAGAGAATTACTTACGGGATGGCAGCGCCGTCGGAGCCGAGCAGCAGGTAGGCATCACCGGCACCAAGGGCGGTGGCGATGCTCGTGATGGCATCGCTCACGGCGGTGGCATCGTCCATTTTCCACTTGGTGTACAGCACACCGGTGGCGCTGTAGAAGCCAAGATAGGAGCCACCCTGACCCAGCGGGAAGAGGTAGCTACCGGTGGGGCCAAAGGGAACCAAAGTATCTTCGTCCAGATACTGGGTGGTCAGTTGACCTTCGACCGGCTCGGTGTTACCCTTGGCGTTAGCGCCCGGGTTTTGGTTAACGCCGGGAGGCGTGTTGCCAAAGTAGGGACCGCTGTAGCTGTAATTGCCCGGGTTAGCATAGGTCGGGTAGGTGATGAGCTTGCTCCACGGACCATTGGTGGCCAAGATCTGGGGCGTAACGAACGCGGTATTCACCACTTCGCCACTGGGGGTTTGAAACTGAATGAGCATTGTCTGATTCGTTTATGAGGCAAATATACTGATTATCAGGGAGTTATGCGATCAATGCCAAAAAAAATCCAAGACTACAACATATCGTGTACTTTCGCAGCATGGAAAAGCAACATATCAAGCTGCTCATCGCTTCCAAGCTCTCTGCTCTTGAACAGGAGTGGAAGAAAATGGTCGATAAGGAAGACCGCGTAAACGCAGCAGATTACTTAAAAGTGGGCGTAGTTGAAGGAAAAATAAACGCCCTTATTGAACTGCTTACTGAGATTGACCGGATCAAGGAGTGATGCAGACGGTAAGAATATCTTCAACGCACGCCACTGCTCCTACTTGACTATTTACCCAGCCACTTTGATTTGCAATTTTTCCCATTGGCAGATCCATGAATCGGCCATCGTTGTAACGAAGACGCACAAACCACTGCTGATAGACACTATTTGGGTCGTCTAAATACAGTGTTTTTGGCAATTGAGATGTTGACAACGTCGCAGCATTGCTTGGGTCTGGCCAATTATCTTGACTCAGCGTAGCGTCATTTGCAGTAGATAAAATGTTGGCCACCTGAGGTGGAAGATCATGGCTTTTAGGGGTAAATGAATCTGTGGAATACGTATCATACAGATACTTGTATTTCACATGAGCCACCGCATCAATGACCGTGCGATAGTGGATCAGATGCACGTAATCGGTCGTCCCGGTCGGAGACAGGGCAATGCTTTCTGCGCCAAGGGTCACATCATATCGCCAGTTAGCCATTTTCTTTGAAGTAGATTACGATGGCTCCGTCGCACTCAATGAGTTCAATCTCTGCAAAACCCGAGTAGGAGACATCTGATTCGTACATGATGCAAATATAGTCAACTATCTGATGTACAGTATTTTGTACTAACTTTGTTCCCATGAGCACCAAGAAGTCCATACAGGAGCATACCGCCGAGCTTCTGCTGAAACTCAGTTATGAGGGAATAGACATCTCCCCCACTCAGCAGCAGGAGGTCAGGTCTGCTGGCTTTTCTGAGGAACTCGCCACCATTAAGACCCAGCAAAAGGGATATGAGGTGGAAAAAGACGAGATCCCTGACTTTGGCGAGAAGCACCTGTGGCTATACGAGATACCAACTATTACAGAAGGCGCCAAAGCTGGTGAGCCTCTTGAGGGGGTATGTTACTACGACAAGATACCCAAGGAGTGGATCAACAAATGGGAGGACGCTGACATTGAGCGGTCTCATTGGCGTCCGGACTCTGCGGATATTACGGACAATGAATTCCGCAAGTTCATCAACTCGCACATCCCCCAGTTCGACAGCCTCATCCCATACGAGCCGTTCTTTCTGTACATCGAGCAAGCTCGGAGGTGGCTGGAGGACAAGCGGACGCTGGCCGATGTTGACCCCGTTGAGCGGTATGAGTACAAGCGTCGGGAACTTGCCCGCGTGGCCGACAACAAGCTATACGGACTGAACAAGTACGTCAGCATCAAGGAGGATGGATTCATCGGCGGTCGTAGGCCATACGAAGCCTCTACACCTCAGGCGCTGCTGGCATTCCTTGTGGACCGGGGAAATAGCTTTGACCTTGTAAAAGGCCGTCAGGCTGCCATCACCTCCACGATGATGGCCATGGCCTCCCTTGAAGCTGTGGTGCGTTCGTCGTTCAGCGGGGTGTTCATGGTCCACAAAAAGGAGGGGACCGGTAAAACTCTGTTCCGCGACAAGTTCCAGAGCACCTTCCAGCACCTCCCGCATTGGATGATCGGGGAAGTGGACGTGAGCAAGGGGTTCTCGTCCGAGAGCGCCATCCTTGACTTTGACCCCGGGGACACCAAGGCACAGAAGGGCCGCGACATCTCCGAGTTCCGTCTGCTCTCCGCCGAAGACAGTATGACCGTGAACGGTCGTACCCCAACGTGGTCCTTGTTCGATGAGGCACAGAATATCCCAACATTTCAGACGGTCAAGGCCGAGATTGACCCCACGATGTATCAGTTCAACAAGGCGAAAGGTCGCTTTGAACTGGTCCGTCAGGCATTCGCATGGGGCACCGGCTCGTCCAACAATACCGGTCAGGGTGCGTTCGAGAATGATTTCAAGTCGCTGCTGGCTGCGTGGGAGGGTGGAGAAGATACTGCGGGATGGGTTCCGGTCTTCATGGACTGGACCTGCCGACCCGGCATGAACAGGGAGTTCTACTTGAAGCAGCGGGCCAAGTATCTGCGTGGCCAGACCGAGGAGACCAAGGGTCTTTCGACCACCGAACGTCTTTCGCTGTTCTGTGCCCACTATCCCAGCAAGCCCGACGATGCGTTCATGACCAGCCACAAGACGCTGGTGCCAATGGAGATAATCGTCCGTCAGCAGAACCGCATCCAGAACGAGTGCCACAAGAAGGGTCTTGCCCCGACCCCCGGAAGGTTCAAGCCCATTTGGGATGAATCAGTCAAGCTTCCGGAGGGTAGCCATTTCCCGCACCCGGTAAAAGGTGTTGTGTGGGAGCCCAGCAAGGCGGATGACTTGGACGCCCCGGTCAAAATGTTCTTGGAGCCGGACAACAGCTTCGCCTACCGATACTTCCAAGGCACGGACCCCATCCAGAACGATGGCGGTTTTTCCCGCTTCTCCAGCGCAATATGGGACTCTGCGGCCAAGGAGGTAGGGAGTGGGGAGAACTCGGTCTACGTGCCGACTGTAGCGTGTATTCTGAACGCCCGTACATCATTCCCCGTGGACCTGTTCCTACAGAGCGTGCTGATGGGGATGTATTACCGAAACCAAGGGCAGAAGGCTTGTAGGGAGTTGGTGGAGATCAACGTGGGCCACAGGTACACGGACTTCAAATCCTCTCCCGTGTTCAACCTCAGGGAATCCATTTTGCTCCGCAACGAGCTTCTGCCAAAGTACCGTGGTGGCAATCACATTTACGGGGTGGACATGAAGGGCGGAAAAGGAAGCCGGAAGGAGTCGCTGTATGGGGATGTGACAGATCTTATCCGCACCCATGGCCACAACATTTGGTACTACGACTTCTGGTCGCAGGTGCGTAACATCTCTGTGGAGTCCAAGGCCGATGGTTCTGTGGTGTGGGGCACCATGAACAAGAACGTCTACAACGACGACATGGTGTACGCTGTGGCATACGCTGAACTGTGCTGCCGCTGCATCAACAAGCAGCCTGTGCATTTGACGGCGGAGACCAAACAGTACAAGACAAAGCGTTTGCTGAAGCGCGGTCCCAACCTGATGCCGTACTACACAACTGAAAAGGTAGAATTACGATACCGATGACAAGCGACATCATAGAGAAAATGCTGGAGCGCAAGTACTTGATCTTCGCTCCAAAGAACGCCAAAGACCTGCGGGTCCAGTATCCCGAACTGCTGGACTACCCGGAGTTCAAGGCGGATGCTATAAAGACCCACGACCTGCTGTTCGTGTGGTGGTTCCGCTGTTCTGCGTCCCCATTCAACGACATTGAAGACGCCGAAAAGCTGGAGAAATGCGTCAATATCGCTTACCCCACCCAGCAGCAGCGCGAGTCCAAGCTCAAAGAATTCAAGGTCGGGTTCCCTGACAATATAAAAAACGCCTTCAAAAGAATGGAGGCATTTAACCTTGGAGCTAGGGTTGAGAATTACCTTTACACGCTAAGAGTAAGGGAAAACTGCAAGGAAATGCTTGCCGTTGACATCGCGACGATGGACCTTGAAGAACAGGAATCTTGGAGCAAACGCGCTCCGGGGATATGGAAGCTGATGGAAGAGACCTCTAAAACCCTCGAAAAAGGGGGTTTTGGGGTTGTCGAACGGGAGCAGACCATTGTGGACGAACTTGATGGAAGTGTGAGGGCCTTTAGACAATCACGTCGATGAGCGGTACGAGTATTCCAACAACGACCAATAACCGTGGCTTTTGGACATGGATCCCGATCGCCACGATGATTCCGCCGAGCATGATGACCACCGAGGCGGACAAGGGGGAGGCCTATCATGCCCTGTGGACCCGTTACTTCCTGTCGCGGCAGGTCGGCGCTTGGATCGAGTTCTACCGCTCCAACTTCGTGCTGAACATGGAGTACGCCATCGACTCCCGCTGGGGCGAGGAGGAGGATGTGCGTATGTTCCTTGGCGACGGCCCCGCCCAGACCAGCCGCATCCCGTTCAAGTTCCCCATCCTCTCCCCCATGCTCACCCGCATGATCGGGGCGGTGGACAACATCTCCATCTCTGCCAAGGCTGAACCGGCCACGCAGTACTTGTCTCAGACCCGCCGTGAGGACGCTCTGGCCAAAGCCATGGTCCTGTCCCGCGCCGCCGCCGCTGGCCCCAACATGGCCAAGGTGTATGAGAACCAAGGCATCTCGCCTGACGAGCAGGAGACCGAGCAGATCTTCGATATGACCTATCAGGACCACATCATTCGTGGTGCGAACTCCCTGATGTCAATGCTCGCCGAGCGCAGCAAGCTGGATGACACCAAGCGCGTATCCGCTGGATATATGGCCCTGTCCGGTGTCGCTGCATCCCACTGCTTCATCAACGGCAACAACCTTGAGTGGGAGATGTGCGAACCCCGCGAGGTGGGCTGGGACACCTCTGCGATGAAGCCTGATTTCACCGACGCGCAGTTCGTCTATGTCTGCCCGCTGATGAACGTCTCCGGCATCGCAGAACGCTGGAACCCCGTCAAGGACAAGATCGAGGCGCTGGACAAATGGGCGCGTATCCTGCCCGGTGGCTACAACTTCAACGCTGGTTGGCCCCAGAGCCGCCCCCGCGTCTTTACCATGTACTGGAAGGACATGAAGTACGTGGACCGGGGTTATGTGATCAAGGATGGCGAGGAACAGTATGTGACCATCAACGAAATCAACCCCGACACCGGCAAGCCAGACTTTACCGACAAGGACTTGATCGACCCTCCGATGAACATTTATACGGAGGCGTGGACGGCATCGGAAAAGAAAGCAAAGAAGCAGAAAAGGGCCATTGAGGTGGTCCGCTACTGCTCCATGATCCCTTGGGAGTACCTCCCGGGTGGATACACCAAGAATATGCCCTTTGCCGCCGACCGCACCGCCCCCAAGCCGCCCATGAACAGCGGGCTGCCTGACGTGGGCGTGGTGGGAGACCTTGTGCTGGACTATGGGATGTACCCCTTGCAAGAGGCGGACCCCGATGACGTGTATTCCGTCCGCTTCCCGATCAAATTCTCAGCATGGCGTTACCTCGGTGGCCACGTTGTTGCCCCGCTGACCTCTGCCCGTGACCCCCAGCGGTGGATGAACCAGATCACCTCCGACATCGCTTGGAGGATGCGTAAAGCCGGAGGCAAGGCCACCCTCATTGCCAAGGAAGCTGTTGATGGCTCCAACATGGACGAGGAGGAGATCAACATGAAGGTAAAGGAGGGGGACACTTTGGTGCTCTCTGCCAGCCAGCTTGGTGGCCTTCAGAACGCTTCTGGCCAAATCGATGCTTCCCCGGGTGCTGGCATCTACAACCTCCTTGGTGCGCTCCCGCAGTTCAAGGCGATCGCAGAAAGCGCCACGGGTGTATACGAGAGCAACTACGGCGCTCCGCAGGGCGGGCAGCTTGTGGGCACGCTCCAGCTTCAGCTTCAGCAGGCGGGGGTGATGCAGCAGCCGTTCTACGCTGCCATTGCAGACTTGTACAAGCAGATCCACCAATTCAACGCACAGGCGGGCAAGCAGTTCTACTCCAAGCGGCCTTGGCTCCTGAGCCAGATGGTGGGCGACGACGACATCCAAGCCCTTGTCTCAAGTGATGATATGCAGCTTGAGCAGTTCCGCGTGAAAATCAGCCTGTCCCCGGATGGTGCCCAGCTTCGGACCATCACCGACCAGCAGATCATCCCGCAGCTTATGCAAATGGGTATGCTCGACCCGGTCACCGCATCCCAGCTTATGGGACGCTCCACGCCGGACGATGTGTACTCCGCCGCCCGCCAGTTCGCCAAGCAAGCGCAAGCAGCCGCCGCAGCCGCACAGCAGCAGCAGCAGATGGCCGCAGCCGAGGCACAGTTCGCGCAGGAACAGCAAGCCATCGACCAGCAGCAGCTTGAGGTCTCCAAGCAGGGGACAAAGGCCGAAATGGAACAGGCGAAGCTGCAACAGAAGGCCGAGCAGCCCTACCGTCAAGCAGAAAGCGAATGGATGCGACCAGACGCAGACCTGCTTGGTGCCATGGGCCAGCAACCGTAAAAAACGAAAACAAACCAAAACCGAGCACACTGCTCATATATTTGTACCATGGCTCAACAAACTGACAATCAGGAAGTTGTAGACGTCGCCGGTGACGCCCTTGCGAATATTCTTCGCAGTCAATCGTCCATTGCCGGTGCCCCTCCCATTTCTGCAAAACAGCAGGAGGCTCCTCCTGCGCCTGCTCCGGAGGTCTCCGAACCCGCGCAACCCGCGCCAGTAGCGGCTTCCGAGCAAAAAACCGAAGCACCTCCGGTTGTAAATTCCGGTGGTAATTCCAAAGGGGAAGACCCTTACGCTAAGATCGTTACCAGCATTGTTGGTGACGATAAACCCGCGCTGGACATCCAGTGGACGGACGAGGCGAAGAATCTTTTCAAGCAGACCTATGGGGTGGAAGACCCCTTGGCCTTCAAGAAAGAGATTGATACTAAACTGGCGGAGAGCCAGCTTTACAAGCAGAAGTATGACGAGGCAGCCCCTGTCCTTGGTCAGCTTGAGAAGCTCCCTCCGACCATGTATCGGGCGCTCCAACTTGCCTTGGAGGGCAAGGTAGAGGACGCCCAAGACTATCTCAAGACGCTTCCTAAGGTAGCACTTGAGAATAAGGAGAGCAAGGATCTGGAGGATCGGACGCTCATTGACACCTACCTGCCGGGCAAGATCAAGCCTGAGCAGTGGGAGATGCTCAATGACCCCGAGGCGGACGAGGACACCATCGACGCCATCGAGAGCCGCATCGCCATCCTTCGCGACACCGCTGCAGAGCTTCACGACAAGAAGCGCAATGAGATCACCGCTCAGGTGCAGCAGCAGGAGCATATGCGTAAGCAAGCCTTCGAGGATTACCAGAAAGGCGTTGCCGACAGCATTGCAGTAGCAAAAAACTCTTCCCTCGGGGTATTCGTTGACGAAGCGGTCGTCAAGGAAGTATCCGCTGGGAATTTCATTCACAAGTTCGTCAAAGAGGATGGGGTTACTCCCACCGCTGACGCTACGACCCTGTATCTGAAGGCGCTTCACTTCGACCCCGCAGTGAAGGCCGCAGAAGCGAGAGGCTACGAGCGCGGCAGGCAGCAGGCCCTCCTTGAGGCGACTTCCCGCCAACCGGCGATGAGCCGTTCGGCAAACCGCGACCCCGGCACGCAGCCCATGGCGACAAACCCAGATGATGCGATTCGCCAGATTCTGCTCAAGGCCGGTCTTCAAACCTAACCCTTCTAAATCCAATTAGACAATGTCCCTTCAGTCTTATCAACAGAATGTGAACAACGCGCCGTTTGGCCTAGCCAATACTAACGCGCCCGGTTCGCCCTATGCCGCAGCTTATGGCCGTGGCGTGACCAGTCACCTCTACCTGCCGGTGGACCCCATCATCTTCGATGCCCAGCCCCAGCAGTTCCTCGACCTCCAGTACCTCATGGCGTTCGCCACCGAGGAGGCCCCGGGCGATGAACTCATGTGGCACGAGAACGTGTGGAGCCGCAGCCCCATCGTGACGGCTGGCGCCATCACCGGCACCGCTGCCGTTCCCGGTAGCACTGTGACCGGCACCGTGGTGGTGACCACCGACTCGCTGAACTACGTGTTCGTGGGCCAGAAGCTGCACTTTACGGATGACGCTGGTGTGCCGAACCAAGTGATCGTGTCGAACGTGAACACCGGTACGGCCACCGTGACCATGCGCTCGATGGTGGGCGTTGGCATCGGTGCCCTGACCGCTACTGGCGTGAACCTGACCAACGGCCTGACCGCCGGTGGCGATGGCTTCCAGACCTTCAGCAACCCGGTGCGTACCAAGACCGTCCGCCGCACCAACCTCATCGAAAAGGTTGGTCCTGAGCAGATGATCTGGAACCGTCTGGAGCGCATCAAGTGGAAGAACCAGTCGCAGACCAACTTCATGGAGGTTGATATGCGTAACGTCCTGACCCAGCTCAAGGTGTCGATGTGCCAGCGCATTTGGCTGGGCCAATACGGCGAGGGTCTGGTGAGCTACAGCAACAGCGGCGAGACCGCCATTGCCAAGTTCACCGAGGGTATCGTGCCCAGCATCCAGAACAACGGTGGCGCTACGCTGAACAGCACCATGAGCACCGTGTGGGATGACCTGACCACGGGTATCTTCCAGACCAACTTCGGCCCCATCAACAACGAGCGCGTGATCTTCGGCACCCCCGAGATGCTGCACGCTCTGAACCTGAAGCAGAAGGCTGAGTTCGTCCGTTACAGCACCACCGACAAGATCTGGGATCTGGACTTCGAGGAGTGGCGCTTTGGCGGTCAGAAGCTGACCCTCGTTCCGACGCAGATCTGGAACGATGCCGCCAGCTTCCCCGAGGAGTACGCCCGTCGTCTTGTGGTCCTCCAGAAGTCGAGCGTGAAGCTCGCCACCATGCGCGGCGTGCCCATGATCAGCCAAGAGGCCAAGGTGAGCCAGAGCCGCTCCAACATCACTCCGTTCGAGATCTACGACTTCGAGCGGTACACGGTGGAGGGCATGGTGGGCACCAAGGTGCAGAACGCTGCCCAGAATTTTATTGTGGATGTGGCGTAAGGCATCGTAACTCTTCCGAAAGACCCCCGGCCTTGGCTGGGGGTTTTTCTTTTGGTATTGGTGTATATTTGTGCAAACTAACCATACACTATGGCGAACAGTGAAACGGCGGCCAAGGCCCGACTTGGCAAACTGAAGAAACAAGCTGACGACCTTGGCATCAGCTATCACGAGGACGTGACCGAGGAAACCCTCAAGCTGGCCATCAAGGCTGCGAAAGAAGAGACGGAGGAAGAAGCCCCGGCCTCGAGTGCTGCAAGCGCGGTAGAGATCGGCAAAGCCATCGCCCAAGAGATGGGCAAGGTGATGCGTACCGTTGTGCAGGAGCCCGACGAGGACGGTCTGGTGGACGACCGTGACGTGGACCCCGACGACATTGGCGAGGAGAGGGTGTACTTCACCCCGCAGTTCTTTTGGATCGTCCCTGCTAAGCGCATCGGTGGCCAGCTTGTGAAAGCACCGTACAAGAAGATGGTGTTCAAGATGTCGCACGGTGATGCCATCCGTAACGGGGACCAGTTCCAGACCCGCTACATGAGCACCTATGTGACCAACTCCAAGCGGGAGCAGGCGTATTTGGAGACCCACGACCTGTACAAGAAAATCTTCTTCTCCAACGCCAAGGAAGCCGACATCACCAGCGATCAGGTGAAGTTCGCCCAGAAGTTCTCGCAGCATATGCAGAACCTCAATGTTCGCATGGCCCCGCAGCTTTACCGCATGGCCGCCGAGAATGGCATCAAGCTGGACAGCAAGATGTCCCTCTCAACCATCCGCACCAACATTGCGAACGCCCTTGCTGCGCGTGACATCCAGCGGGACGCCGAGATGATGAAGAGCATGGTCTCTTCGGCTGGCCGGGCCTCTCTTTTGAGCGACCCGACCGCTGAACAGCAGTAATTTTGTAGTATGATCACCTATCCTGAACTGAAGACTGTAATGCAAGCCAACCTCGATGCCGAGGGAAGCGAACGCTATCTTGACGTTCAGGATTATATTCCTGCTATTAACTCTGCTGTGTCGAGGGCGATGACCGCCATCAGCTTTATGATGGCACAGCGGGATAATACAGAGGAGGCGATACGAGACCTGACCTATGTCAGGATGTTCCAGACGAACTCGCAGGGCGGGGTTGCAATCAGCGACCCTGCCCTGCTTGCCTCTCTTGGCCACGGGATTTGGAATGTGCTGGCTGTTTATGCCGAGCCCATAACCGTTGAGCCCAACCCCGCCCTATTGCCCCTGAACCCCAATCAGAGCGTCTACCGCGACGACCTGTCATGGTCCGGCTCAGGTCAGCCTGTGGAGCGGGTGACCCTTGAGGAGGTTCCTGTGCTCAGGACCAACCGGTTCATGTCCGGCAACGAAACGCTGGCCGACAAGCCCAAGCGCCGCACCTACGCTTATTACATCGTAGGCAACGGCTCATCGAATAGTTATTCCAGCGGTACGGGGGAAATTCGGGTTCTCCCGCAGAGCCAAGTCAACCAGAAACTGGTGGCCATTGCATACTTGGCCAACCCGCTTGAGCTTGACGCCAACAACTACCTTACCGCACAGATCCAGTTCCCGCAGAGCATGAAACGCACGCTGGCGGACTGGGCATTGCAGTATATCGCTTGGAAGCAAGGGGATGGGACAAATCTGCAAATGAACGCGCAAAAAGACGCAGCAGAACTGTTCCAGCTTACTACCAACTAAGCTATCTTTGTAGGCATGGCGACCTACGATCAGGTGGTGGACGACATTATGGTCACCATGGGGTTCACCCATGATGACCGCCTTCGCAACAAGGAAGCGGTCCTCTACAACGTAAAGATCGCAGTTGACAAGCTCAAGAAGCAGATCCTTGCGAAGGGCGACGCGATCGGCGACCACCGCAGGGGTGGCGAGATGGTGTCCACGTACATCGTGGAGGTGAACCACAACGATGCCCCTGACAACAGCACCGCCGACTGGGACTACAGCTACTTTGACCTCCCTGTGAGCGTGTTCTCTCTTGACCACGACAGCGGGGTGAACTTCATTCGCTACCTCAACAACGAGATCCCTTGCGGGTGTCCACCGGCCATCTCGAAGGTTCCTTTCACGGGAACCACATTGGCTTCGGTGAGCCTGATGTACGGTAGCGCATACCAATCTCCGCGACCCAGCCGCCCATACTTTGCGCGGGCCAAAGCCAAGGTCGGTGATACCACCAAGGATAGGGTGTATCTGTTCGGTGTCCCCTGCGACATCAAGCATTTGCTTGTTGGCCTGTTCGCCATCGTGGACTTCGATGACGTGGACCCCGATCAGGACACCGGGCTTCCCAACGAGATGCTTGAGACCCTCAAGAAGATGGTCATCGACCTTGAGCGTTGGGCGGTGATGATGCCGCAAGAACGGTTGAAAAATGATGGTAGAGACTTTGAGCCCAATCAGCAGGTAAGAACCGAGCGCACAATGTCCGTGAATAGTCCCACTCAAATTGACGCCTGATGCCACTCGGTAACGCCAAATTCAACGTAAGCGAGGTTATCATCGCAGCGGCGCAGGAGCTTCGTGACGAGGAGTTCGGCAGGCTTGGCCGCCCCTTCTATCTCTCTGCCGCCCAGCGCGGGTTGCAGGAGATAAACTCGGCGACCAACTTCTTCAAGAAGCAATGGGACTCTGAAATCCCGGCCAGCCTACAGCTTGAGCTTCCAACGGACCTGACAGAGGCCGACCAGATCTACTTGGTGCGCGGTAGCGGAAACAACATCACCTCTTCCACCCCGCTGTTCATCAAGCCCAATATGTGGCATAAGGGAGGAGAGGGATACGTGGCCAATAACAAGGCGAGGAATCATGACGACTTCCAGTTCTCGCTGGCTTGGAGCGAAGCTCCTCCGGCTCATATCTACTTTGCGGGGTTGCGTAATGGGATTCTTTACCTTTCTCCGTCGTGCAAGAACTGGGACCGTTTGCTCGTCATGTATACGGGTCTTGGAGTTGATTGCTTCGGTGAGGATTTTGAGATCCCGCATTGGTGCCGGGAAGCAATAACCGACTTTGTCATCCACCGCGCTGCGCTGGCCATGGAGATGGAGAACCCCAACTTCTACGCCCGCGTCATTGCTCGAAAGGAGAACGAACTAAAAGCCCCGAACGGTTCTTGGTGGACCGCCGTTGGTCGTTACAAGCGTCTTGACAAGAAGGGTCGCTACGACACCACCGCCTACACCTTCCGCATCGGGCATACCCCGTAATACAATGAACCTATCAGAGTTTGAGGGCCGCAAGCGCAAGCGCAAGATGACCCAAGCCCAGATCGATGCAGAGCGCGAGAAGTCGCTCAGCAAGAACCGCGTCACCACATCGGACGGGCGGGAGTACTTGCGCCCAACGAAGAACCCTACTCCGCTGAAGGATCGCATCGCGGATGCTGTGGATAAGGTGCGCGGTCGCAACACATACGATGGCCACGGAAAGAGCTTTCACTCAGCCGTCACGAAGGATTACGGGAAGGATGCGCGCGGAGTTCAGCACAAGATCATGAAGCACAAGGGCCGAGCCCGCTAACCAATGCCCAAACTCTTCCATTTCCCGTGGCTTCGCAGGCTCCTTGGCAAGGGGGTCAACACCGACATCACGCCCGAGCTTCTGCCCGATGGTGTGTCGCGTGAGGCTGTGAACGTGCGCCCCACCTCCATCGGTGGCCGCACAGGAGCAGCGGAGGCCGTACATGGAGAGGTTTTGCAGTATGCGAATCCCGGGGGTACTGGATATGTGTGCATCGGCTCTGCTTCATGCAATGGGAAGTTGATCGAGTTCTGGGCCTCCAGCGTGGCGGGTGAATACCCCATCGTTCGCATTGATGGGGAGATCGTCGCGCAGAGCCAGAACATTCCCTATGTGTACAATAGGCCACTTCAGATCGCTGTGGTCGAGGATTTGGTGGGTACAAGCATCATTGACAACCAAGGTGCTGGAGGTTCGGTTGAGGGAAGGGGTGTGGTTTACCCTGCCGACCACAACAGCGAACCGCTGTATTGGGACTTGAAGGAGTTGCTGTTCAACTTGAACAACAACACGGGGATGTTCTTCGACCCCTCGTACACCACCGATTACAACTCCGTACAGCTTATCTCCAACCCTGAGTTCCCTATTCATGTGGGCAACTTTGAGGTCGAGCCGGGCCTGCCTCCGGGCCAGTACCAGTATCGGCTGCGGTGGGTAAGCCCTCAGGGCGACCGGACCAACCCCGGCCCCGAGACCCCGCTGATCAGCATCCCCATCTGGCAGGACCGCAAGCTCACTTGGGAGCAGGACCAATACCCCGGTGTGTCTACCGTGGGCGGAGGTGTATTGACCCCCCTTCAGACCACGGGATACGGCGCTAGGATACAGTTCCGCGTGGACAACCAGCAGGGATTCCAGTTCGTGGAGATCCTTCGCCGCAGGTTCAATGACGGGACGGATACGGGGGTGATCGAGGTGGTCGGCAAATTGCAGCTTGCGCCGGGCGAGGTTTCCATTCGGACCTTCTCTGACCCCTCTGATGCCATTGCCACGCCAGAGGTCATCCCCCCTGACGAGGAGGAGCAGCGTCTCATTGTCTTCACCAAGCCAAAGAGCGTGGAGTATGCCGACCGTCGGTTGACCTACGCCAACTTCGAGACTTCTTCGAATATCCCGACCATTGACTTCATCCTCAAGGACGGACAGCCGATGGTGCCCATCACGCAGGGGGTGCATACATGGTATACTCCGGAGGGTTCGACCACGCGTGAGGCGTACAATGACGGCTACTCAGACCCGGTGAACAACACCTACCTGAAGAGCTTCATGCGCGGGGAGAAGTACGGCTTCGGCGTGATGCTGTGGGATGCGTATCTGAACCGCAGCTATGTGGCCGATCTTCCCAACCAGCCTGACTCCGGCTACCAGTTCCCCAACCGCAGGGACAAGAAGAGCATCGACAGCGCCACCTACTCCAGCGCCCCCATTTGGGCCGCATCCACGGACTGCAACGGCCCGGAGGTGGTCTATGACACGTTTGATGCGTTCATACAAGGGGATAAGAACAAGTTTAATCCGAATCTTAGCTATCCATTTGTCAATTATGCAATAGACGGAGATGGCAGAACTGCTTTCGGTCCAACAAACCCAGTCAATAGCGGGGTCAATCCTCTCAATGACCAAACGCGTTTGTCCACCTCTCCGGTCAATGGCGTTTACACAGGAAGCCCTACGCTTGGTTTTTTGGAGGCACAGGGCAGCACCAACCACTCCAACTACACTCCGCTTGAACTCAGCGGGAAGATATGGGCTCCTCAATATCAAGCAATGGGCGGTGCGCTGTACGGCGTAACCAACATCCCACGCAAGGCCAAGGTGATGTCCATCATGCGGACAGAGCCAGCCAACCGGGTCATTGCTCAGGGCATCGCCGTATATGACCTTATGCCAAAGGGTTTGAATGCTTCGGACCCGGCAACGGTAAAGAAAAAGAACAGGCTTGCCATCAAGTTCCCCGACTTTGATAGCGGGAAAGTTGATCAGAACATAATTGATGAGTTCAACTCATCTCCCGAAAACTTTGCCATCCAATTTGTATCTCCTCTTGGAATTTATTCGGAGCCATACAGTTTTGGCGCTGGGTATTCTGGATTTTCAGGTATAGACGTTCCGCTGAATCCATTAAGCCCGCTCAATATAACCGCGAATGATTATGGGCCGGAGAATTATATTGGAGGTGCTGTAGATATACTTAGCTATGCTGGGATACAATACGATGAAAGTCAAGTAAACCCCGGGGAACCTCTTGCCATTTCAAATGGCGGGCAGGGGATGGCATATCAAGAAGTCGCATCACCAAGCCCAATAAACCAACCGTCTGCAAGCAACTACGTTGGCTATTCAATGTGGCGTAGGCTTGCATCTGCTGGCATTCCGCCGGGCAGCCCATTTGAGACTCCCAATGATGGTAATAGGATATTTGACATAGATGCTGTATTTCAGATAATCGAAAACAACAATGTATACTACAGGGTTGTGTTTGATTCTAACATTTACTTGCAGGACAATGCTGTAAATGGCGCTGATTTTGGCTCTTCTTTAACTCGAGATTGGCACGAACCGGTATATGTCATCAATTTGATCCGGCGGGACGCGCAGGTTCCATCTAGTTCAATTGACCGATACGTAAATACCGGACATCACATAAAGATTGAAAGCTGCATTGGCATTGGCACTGGCCAGCCTCAGACGGTGCAGCTTCTTAATGAGCGCCCTGAGGACGTATTCGATGTCAATGGCGGTAACAGGTATATCTACATCCAATCGGGAGGAGAGGTTACGCGCTGGATGTGCTGGGTGAATAACAGCTACCTCGCATCGCTGACGCCCGCGCAGATCTCCGTCTTGGTGGCCGACCTGAACGCTGGTATACCGTTCGCGGACAATGATGGTAACCTAGTCCATGGACTGTATGGGTTCAACCAAGGTGACTGGCTTTCCAGCGGACAGATAGCGCCATTCGCTTCCATCACATTTGGCAGCTATGGCGTATTGACGATCAACTGTCCTCCGCTCAATTCTCGCATTCTTGTTCGTTACGACAGCCGATCGCCGATTCGCTTCTTTGGCGGAGATGTAACCATAGCTCCGGCCACAAGCTGCATCATAAATGACTTCCACACGGAAAACAGCGGCTATTTGAGCGTGAGCAATGACAGGAAGTTTGTTCCGCGCTTGCCGTATAGTGGCTGGTATAAGTCACCTGAATACAACGCAGTACTCAACGCGAACCCAAGCCTTTTCTCATCGGGCTGGTGTTCTTTGATCATTAGTATGCGCCAATGGGTTGTTCTTTGGGACGCAGAGCAACGTAGCGCCAAGCGTTACGCGAAGGGCACTAACGACACGGCCATCGGCGGCCCATATGAGTGGCCGAAGATCGGATATATCATCAAGCCGTACATCTACGTCAGCGCCAACCCGCTGGACGGAATGTTCCAATATCCCCTTGTTAACGTTGATGGGACTGATGTGGACTTGAATCAAACGCCCCGAAACAGGGGAGGAGTCTTGTTCACCGATGGTTACAACAAGGACTATTGGAAGCAGCCATTTGTGTCGGGCTTTGGTGTGCCGTTCGATGAGATAGGAGGATACCAAGAGAAGACCTACTTCCCCACCGGGCTCATCTCTTCCCTCGAAGTGGACCCATTGCTACGCGATGTTCCGGGCCTTCGCACCTTCGTGGACGGCAACCTGAAGGTGGTCAGCGAAGAGAACGGGGAGATCAAGACCATCGCTTCTGTGCTTGGCGGCGGAGGGCGGAATATGTACGCCATCACCGAACGTGGTGTGGTGCGCGTGCTGACCAACAAGAACATCCTCACGGGTGCTTCGGGCGAGGTTATTTCCACGCAATCCATTGCCAACTATTGGGGCGAAGAGATGTGGTTGTCGCGGAACATCGGTAGCCCTGACCAGATGTGGCAGTTCTTCGTCAAGGGGTTTGCCACGATGGGCAGCAGCTATGCCGACTCGTTCTTTTGGGCGGACAGGAACAGCGTCTACCGCATGGTGGGCGACCAGATCATCGACATTGGTCGCAACCGCTTCCTGAGCTTCCTGCTCCCCAAGCTACGCACTTACCCTGATGGGTACGTCGTGGGCGTGAACGGATTCTACAACCGTAAGTACAACGAGGCGTGGATGACCCTTGTAGACCGCTCCGGCACAGAGGATGGGGAGCAGACCCGCACCCCACCCAAGCTGCTGGTAGTTTACAATGCCGACATCGACAACTGGGTGGGCGTGTTCACCTACCGATTCGACGCCTATGCACAGGTGGGTAATGACATCTTCGGCCACAGGGATCTTGAGACCTACCGCGTGGACGTTGACAACAACTACACCATAAGCGGTGACACAAGGGAGGCGACGATCACCGTGCCCATGACCGGTGACCTTGACAGCTACAAGGAGTTCCTCCGTTGGCGTATTTCCGGTGACATTGCGCTGTCCAAGCCCGATAAGATCCAGATCCTTGACCCGCAGTTCAACGTGATGTGCGAGATGCCCGGGGTGGGCAACACCAGCCCCTACTGGGTGAAGCACTATGACGGCTGGGAGGGCTGGGCGGACAGGACGCTGTCCAGCTACGACCCCGACCGCAAGCTGCCACAAAATCAGTACTTTTACCTCCGACTCATTTGGAACACCGCTGCTGACAAGGCTGCGACTGCAATGAGCGGTCAACTAAAGCCAATTAAGTAAGATGGCAATTCCAGCATTCGTACCCCTTGCCCTGATGGGTGCGTCGGCAGCAGCCAACGCCATTCGGGGTATCGGCCAAGCGAAGAAAGCGAAGGGTCTTGAGGCTGAGTTCCAGCGTCTGGACAAAGCCCTGACCCCCGTAAGCCCCGAGCAGTACGCACAGCTTGCCCGCACCCGGCAGCTTGAGCGTTCGATGCGCTTGGGCACCGACCCCACCTCGGCGATGGCGCGGCAGGGGCTGGCTGGCTCGTTGGCCCAAACGCAAGCCAATCTTGTACGGGCTGGCGGTGGCGCTGGTACGGTCAATGCCCTGCTGCGGTCACAGACCGGCTATGGGCAGGGTATTGGTCAGGTTGCTGCACAGGCTGCACGGGGAGCCGATCAGATGCTTGCATATCAGGGTGGGCTGATTGATAACATTCAGAACGCCATCTATGGCCTTCAGATGAAGCGCCGCAACTACGCCCAAGCCGTGGCCGCACAGATGCGCCAAGCTGCAACGGATAGCGCAACCGCTGCCATTGGCTCTTTTGCTCAGGCGGCGACCATGATTCCCGAAATGAATAAATCGGCTCCAGCCGATGGAGGTCAAGAAAAACTGCTGCCAAAGAATTATCAGCTTGGCCAGCTTACGCAAACTCCGCAAACTACAAATTACGGGTTTGGGTATAACGCAACTCCGAGCAATCCTTCAATTCCGGGCTTTAGCGCAACGATAGGTGATTACGCTTCAAATCTTCCGACCCCGTCATTTGCACCATTCCAATAACAGCAAGCAGACATGGCCAACTACATAGAAGAACTCGACCAGCTTGCTGCTCAGAATGAAGGCGGCCCTGAAAATACAGGGTCACGGACATCTGGAGTAGATTGGAACTTAACATTTGAAGATCCAAATGCGCCGGGCGGAAGAAGGGTGTCTCGGTACAACATACCTGCATCTAATGTAGATGAGTTGTATAATACTGAGTTTAATTTTTTGAGAGAGCAAGATCAAGCTCTTCCTTTGGTTAATTACGAAATGGCACCGAGTGCAATTAATTTCAATGCACCCGGCCAAATAAATCAACCTCTTGATTTATCAAATGCTGTTCGGACTGGCGCTAACATATATTCCGGCGGTGGGATTGGTTCAACTGCTGTAACCCCCCAAGGAACAACTACTGCTACTGCTGGAACTGCGCCCGGCACTTCAGAAGAACGCGCTCCTCGCCAGCGTGGAGGGGTGACGTGGCCTGCCCCCGAAGAGACCGTTGAATTTACCCAAGAGGACTTTTACCCCAACCCGCAAGACCCCGCGCAGTACAACTACAGCACCGGCCTTGAGGTCGTGGCCCGCCCCGGCAGGATGCCAATGGGTGCCATCAGCAAGGCGGCGACCATCTTGAACAACCGGCAGGTTGAACTTGACAAAAAGCGACAGGCGTTCGCAGCCGAGTTCTTCAAGGTTCCCAAGACCGCCGACCCCTACCAGCAGAACTTCACCCGTCTCGTACAGGATCGGAACAACGAGTTCGTGCAGGGCATTGCCGATGCCATGTACGGAGGGAACGTGAACAAGGCATACAGGGCCATTGCAACCAACCCCGAGCTACAGGCCCGCTGGCGCGATATGAACGCCAAGAACGAAGCACTTGCCTCCCACGGTCTGTACAACTTCAAGCGTGCGGAAGATTACCTTACCCAAGCAGCAACGAACAAGATAGCCTCCACTCCCGAGGCCCGCCAGCTTGCCAAAGACATCCTTTATGGCATGGGCAGATATGCTGGTGGCGGTGGCGTTGGTGGCAACTTCGACAAACTGGTCAATGACATGACCCAGTTCGACATGATGCTGGGCCGTGATGAGTATTTTAAGACCACTATTGCTCCGTCTGTAAAAGACTTTGCCGAAAGGCAATTCTTGCAACCGGGGAAAACTCCGGGCATGGTTGTCAAGGATGGAAGATATATGTTTGTTACCAAGGGGCATAGAGAAACATTTGAGAATCAAATCAATCAACTTGCTCGTTCAATGGCCCTTGAGCAAGGGTATGGAGCAGGAGACAATCTGGATCAAAAAATTGCCGATAACAAAAAGTTTTTGAGCAATATGCTTCCAGATAAGTTTGACATGACCACGACTGTTGAGGATATGTACAAGGGTGGTGGAGGAGCAGATGGAGAAGCAACTGGCGGCGGTGCAGGTACAGGTGCAGGAGGACTTGGAGGAACTACGATAAGGTATCAGCCCCTTAATCCAATAGTTGCAGCAACTGATGAGGATGGAAAGACATCAACGCAACTTAGCCCACTTGTGAAAGAGGCTCAAAGGAAAGGAGCAAAAATTACATCAGATCTTTCAAGGAGTTATTCCATAGATGCAATTCAATTCTTTGAAGTATCTAACAAGAAAGCTAGAATTCCGGCGGCTCAAAGCATTCAAGGCGAGGCTATAATCCCTGTCGGTGTTTTTAGGGATAAGGATAACAAGATTTTCATGTATGGCAAGAAAGCAAGGTATGCTGGCGCCGCTGCTCAATCTCCAGACGACATCATCGGTGGACTTTATGATGACTCTGGAAATATCAACATAACAAAATTCAATAACCTTGAAGACTCTGTCGTTCCTTATAATATGGCTCGCGCAGCCATAAGCGTAGCAAGCGGGATTGAATCAGAGCAAGATGCAAGTAATGCAATTGATCAATTCAGGAGTCAGCTAGGTCTTCCAATTGGAGCCACAGCACAAGCACAACAACAATCTGCCGCTACGGCTTCTCAACAAACACAGCCGCGCATTCCCGGAATGCCCAGCAACCCATTTGAGGCCCCAATGGGACCGGTGCCTCCCGAGCAGATGGAAAGAATGAGTCTTGACATTGCACTTGAACAGCAACGAAATCAGGCAATAAGGGAGATTGAAACCAGCGGAACTGCAATAGATGTAAATTCTCAGCCTGAGGTGTCTTCAATGTTCTCCAGCCTTGAAAGCAAATATGAACTTCCGTCCGGGCTTCTTAACGCTGTAATGATGCAAGAATCGCGAGGGCGCCCCGGGCTAACATCAAGAACTGGAGCTCAGGGATATTTTCAATTCATGCCAGACACGGCTAGTCAATACAATGTTGAGATAAATAACATTGAATCAGAGGCCGAAGGCGCTGCCAAGATGTTGAGCGATTTGTTGAAAGAAAATGATGGCGATCTTGATAAGGCGCTTGCTTCATACAATTGGGGAATTGGAAACGTGAAAAGAAAAGGCATGGAAAATATGCCAGAAGAAACAAGGAATTACATTCCCGGGGTTAAAAAAAGGATGCCTTTGATTTTTGGAGGACAAGGCGAGAGTGTTGAACAAACTCAAATTACCGCAGAAGAATTCAATAGAAAGTGGTCCGAACTTCCTAGCGGAGGAAAACTTGTTGGGCCGAATGGAAAAGAATACACGAAAAAATGAGTACTTGGAAACCACCAGCAGACGCAATTCTTTCAAGTGAAACTGAATGGACTCCTCCATCGGATGCTATTCTTAGCAGTACGGAATCGGAGACTTCATCAACAGGAGAGCCTCGTGGCGTAAGAACCCCTTTCGCCGAGGCCCCATCACCATCTTCGGAGTCACCATCTTCGGTGTCTCCTTCAACATCAGTTGGGGTGGTGGGGCAAAGCGTGGCCCCGGACGGCCAAAGGGGTCAAGAAACCGAAATGCTAATAAGGGGAGGCGAAATAGCAAATCGATACATTAAATCTTCTCAGGACTTCAAGCAATGGAGAGACTATAAAGATGCGCTTGAAGACCCTATGGCTGCTGCAAATTCAAGGTACGCAGAAATAAATCAGCCTGATGCTTTTAATCAAAACAAAAAAAGAAAAGAACAGGCAAATTATGTTTATTCTGCATTTGAAAAGTCTCACAAACAAAACATTCTTGATACTGAAAAGTACATCAATGAAGCTAGTAATAAGTATGTAAGTTCTGATTCCAAGATTGGTCAAGCTCAAGCAAAGCTTCTTATGAAGCAAGCGTCTGATGGAACTCTTGTTCCGGATGAAGGGAAGATTAGAACCATAGCGGAGGACGAATCTAGAAAACTTGGAGTAGAAGGAACTGAATTTGAAAAGCTTTACTACAATAAACTAAAGCAAAAAGTAGATAATGCTTTTATCAGGCCATCCATAGAAAGCTTGTATGAAGAAAAAGCAAAAAATATCTACGACAGGTATTCTCTTAAGTTTACTGAAGATGATAAACTTTATGCTTCAAGTCAAGCAAGACTTCAGTCTTTGAAATCAAGTTATGTCTTTGATCAAGAAGAAATAAGAAAACAATACGAGACTGAAATTGCCCCAATTTCAGAACAGATAAAAATTGAAAATCAACAACTTGAGCAGGGGTATAATCAATCATATGCAAGTATACAAGAAAGATATAATTCTGGCTTAATTGATTCTGATTCTGCAAATGCTGAGCTTGCGCAGCTTAATGAATCATTCAAAAAAACGGCAGAAGAATACGATAAAAAAAGGAATGCGTTACAAGAGCAAATACTTCAAGGATACAATGCAAGATTTAGCGAGTTGAACAAAAATTACAATTCGCTCTACGATGCAGAGGTAAGTGCTTTTAATAAAGAGAATGCTTCTATTGTACAGAAATGGAGCAAAGATCCAGAGCTTAAAAAGCAGCTTGAGCAGGCATATGAGGATTCTTACAAAACGGTAACCGGTAGCATAAAAGGATTTCGAGAGGAGCTTGCTAATCCATACACAGCTTTATTTGACTCTTATCTAAAGACAACTGGCGGCGTCATAAAGAGTATGTCCGCTGCGTTCGGGGAGGACATAGGCCCCATGTACGAGCTTGGTGATTGGCTGGAGAACAGATACTTTACCAAGGAGGTGGACATGGGTACTTTCAAGTCGTGGCTTCCGGGTCAGGGTCTTGGTACATTGACGGGCCAGCTTGCCGCTACAATGATTCCGTCCGTTGGCGCCGCAACATTGGCCTCTACTGGATTTGGAACTCCTGCTGCCGCTGCTATGGCCGGTGGTCTTACATCTGCTGTGATGAATGCGTGGCAGGTATCTGGTAGTGCGAGAGAGGATGTTTTCAACGAGACTGGAGATGCAGCGGCAGCAGATAAGGCTGGCACGGAAACGCTGAAAAGTCAAATAGCTTATCTCCCTCTGTCGTTTGCAGAAGCAATGCCATTTGTGAAGGGGCTTTCGATGCTTCCATCAAAACTTGCTTCAAAGCTTCCGGCATCACTTACCGCTCTTGAAAAACCCATTCAAATGGGGGCCAAGGGCGTATTTGAGCTTGGCGTGGAAACCATTCAAGAGAAGTTTGAGGGGTCCACGGAGAAGAGCGTCCTTGAAGGTGGTGGGGCATTTGATAGGCTTGGTCAGGATCTAAAGGATATTAATGACTGGAAAAAAACCTTAGTTGCTGTCGGTCCCGCTGGTTTTATCGGTGCAGTTGGTGGAGTCTCCGAACCTACAAGAAGCGGTCTGGCTAATGAGTTTTTGGCTCAGCGTGCTGCTGATAAGGTAAACGACTCTTACAAGAACGCGTGGGTTCTCAAGGGTGTGTTTGAAAATCCTTCAATGGCTCGCGCTTCAATTGATCTGATGTTCGCAAATGGGAGCATTGATCAAAATGAAAGAGATGCACTGAGAAATAGGTTTGACTCGGCAATTAAAAACAAGGAGCAGGCAGAAAGGCTTGGTCTGGACGGTCAGCGGCAGTACATCTACACGGCGATGTCCGGCGAACTAGATGGTCTCAGGGCCAAGCTGGAAGCAGAGCAAGACCCAGTGGCCAAGAAGGTGCTGGAGGACAGGATGAAGACCGCAAGCCAAGGGCTTGTTGACTTCGCCAACAACAAAGGTGGTGCATACTACACCATCACCATGACCAATGGTGTGCCAATGGTGCAGACCGAGGAGGGCATGACCAGACTCCTTGGTGACCAGCAATTCATCGATGGCGCACTTGGCTCAAGCAACATAAGCATCCAGTCTTTTGGCAAGGCAGACCCTGCCGTGCAGAAAAGGGTGCAAGAACTGATAAAGAAACAACAACAACTAAAAACACAAACGGATGCCGTACAAAAGCGAACAGCAGCGCAAATGGGCGCACAGCCCCTCGGGCCAGAAGGCGCTCGGGAAGAAGGGGGTGAAGGAGTGGGACCGGGAGTCCAAGGGCCTAAAGCTCCCGAAACGCTCACCGAAGAAGAAGTAGCGGTAGTAGCCCCGGGCAGAAGTGAGCTTTCTTCAGTGCTTGCCTCTGTCCGTGGTGCTGAGTATGTCAACGAGAACAGGCTTGCTGCCGCTGAAGATGAACTTTACAGCATCTTCGACGACATTGAATCAAGGGAAGACCTTACGCCTGAGCAAAAAGGCCAAATGCAGGCTGCGGTAGAACGCTCAATTCAAACACTACAGGACTATGGATTTAGAACAAGAACTGAAACTCGCACAGCTACCCAAGCGGTTGCAGTTAGAGCTCCTAAACAGGCTCCTAAAGCGGCGAGGCGAGGGGCAACCCCAATCGCAGCAGCAGCCGATGAAGGAATCTCCATCACCTACGACGATGGAGTCTCCGGGCCAAAACAAGGGGTAGTCAAGAAGGAGAACGGGCAGTATGTATTCTACCAAAAGCCCATGGGCGCTGTGAAGAAATTCAAGCCCGTGGTAATTGGCGACGCTGCTATTGTGGACGGATCTGTTCAGTTCGCTGGCATTGAGAATCGGACAACCGGGCCTCTGGCTTCTGTTGCCAATATCACCCTGCCCGGCGGAAAGAAGATCACCATTCTTGATGACGACCTTTCAATCGATGCGGCTATTCATGTGGCCAAGTTGGAGCTTGGAGAGATTCCGCAGGATGAGTTTGACATTGAGTTCCAAACGATTGTAACGGAGAACAACATTGAAGTTCCTTACATCTACGAACCCAAGCCAGCGGCCAAGCCAGCGGCCAAGCCTGCTCCAAAGCCAGTAGCAGAGCCTGTAACGGTGGCCGAACCCAAGGCAAAGACCGTGGCTTTATTCCAAAAGCTTGCCAAGTTGCGAGACAACTTAAAAGGTACGACTCACGCAGGCACCAAGAATAAAACTCAGAAGGAGATAGACGACCTTCTTCGTGAAAACCCCAAGCTTGCCGAGGTAAGTGCTAAATTTGACGAAGCTGTGAAGCAGCTTGAAGACGCCAAAAAACTCAAAGTACGATGCCCGTAAAGACCCCCAAATCACTCGACAAGCTGGTAGTCTCCAAGCTGCTTGAGCGTCTCAAGGACGAGTATGACGCCATGTACTTCTACACCGCCGTGGCCAACTGGTGCCAAGGCAAGGGGTACGAGTCGGCTGCCAAGTTCTTCCTCAAGGAAGCGGAGAACGAGCACGACCACGCTCGTAAGGTGGAGAAGTACCTCACGGACTGGAACGTCTTCTTCGAGCTCCCTGCCATCGAGCGCCCGGACAAGGAGTACGCCAGCCTCGTGGACGTGGTTGAGCAAGCCTACGACATTGAGTACGCCCTGTACGAGGCGTATGAGGAGACATCCAAGGAGATGTTCAACCTCGACCTGTGCGTGTTTGACTTCCTCACCCCGCTGCGCTTGGGCCAGAACGAGAGCGTGATCGAGTACAGCGATATGCTCAACGAACTGGATACCATCGGTGCTGACAACAGCTTCGCCATCTATTACTGGCAAAAAGAGAAATTCGCCTAATGGCACTCAACTGCAAACTTTCCGAACGCATCTTCACGTTCGAGGGCAAGGATTACTCCTACGCCCAGTTCCAAGCATTGCTGGCCGAAGGTCTGCTTGCTAAGATTCCGCAGCTTACGCAGCAGGCCAAAGCTGCGATCACTGCTCCGACCGCAGAGCCCGCACCCAAGGGTGCCGTGGACGCGTCGGACATTGATGCGATGGAGGGTTTGATGAGTCGCCATGAGGGGAACAACGCAGAGGGGGTCTCCAAGCCCAAGCTTATTGCCAAGGTTCTGAATGGCATCCGGTGGCTGACCAACAACAATCTGGGCTATGATGCTAATACCGGCAAGGGTAACCGCATCTTCGTCGCAGAAAGCAAGGCCGAGTATGAGCGCATTACAAAGGATGCTTCTGGTAAGGCGAAAACTGGCGGTGGGGTTGCCATCCCTCGGTATGAT